CCTTCTTCTTCTTCATCATACTTTTCTTCCATTGACTCATCACCATCTGGTTCAGAATGATCGGCTTCGTTTTTCTCGTCATCATATCCTTCTTCGTATTCTTCTTCAAGATCAAGATCATCAGCTTCTTCTTCAAGACGAGCTGCCATCATAGATTTGATTTTAGAATCAAAAGCTTCGTTTAGACTAGACTTTGCGTTTTCAATAGCCATTTTTTTGATAGCATCCGCCTCAGCGATTGCTTCTTTAAGCAAGTTTGTGTTCATTTTCCTTAAAATTTTTTTTTGGATTTACGCCTATTAGAGGTGCAATAGATTTGTTATATTTCAACTCTTTATAAAAAAAAGAGTATTAGGCGAATATTTCTATAATAAATATATAGAAAATACAAAAACCAATGTTTTTATAAATATTTTTTAATTAGCAGTGGCAGACTCCAGTATTATTGCAAATTAAATCTTTAACTATACGATCAATATTAGTATAAGAAGCTTTAGTTGCTTCATACCCTTCTCTCAGATTTAAGTTAGCTCCTTGAGTTGATTCAAAAGATACTAAATCAAATGTAAGTAGGTTAAAATCGTCATTAACAGTTACAGTACCGTCATGTGATTCATGTACGCTACCCATACCTCTTGAGCTGATTCCTACTGGAATACCTCTGCGAAGTAATCCTGCGGCTATACGACCTGCTGGAAACTCATCTCCATCAAGTATTTCAATATCTCCACATACATCATCTCCTTTCCAGTATATCTTCTTGATATTGTGTGATACATTCTTTAGATTCACTACGTTAGAATCACTGTGATCTAGTTCTCCTAGAGCTCTGTTGGATTTAACCATAGTATCATTGTACTTATCTATCTCCCTCCTCAAAACATCTGCAGGGTATACTCTACCGTTCCTGTTCTTAGCATTAGAACGCTGTATAACCACTCCTGGGATTATCATAGGTTTGCCTGGCTCATATGCTTCTAGGAGCTGGTTTGGTAGCTGTATTTGATGATATTCTGTAAGTACTTGCATGTTATATATAATTATCTACTTTTTTTTAAATCTTCGTCACTGATACTCATAAATGCTTTTTTAAGCTCTGGGCCGGCTTTCGCTGCGTCCTTTCCGTAAGCGGAAGCTATTGCTTTTTGTACTACATTTTTTACAGAATCAGATCCCATTATATCTCTATCTTTAGAGTTATATCCTTTTGCTAAATCTTCTACACTTTTATATTTTGCATTTACTTTATCTAAATACTGCTGTGCTATAGAAGTTACTTTACCATCTTCTTCAGCTACTCTACCGCCTCTAGCAGTTAAAGAATCTGGATTATATGGCTGAGTAAGCTGTGATCCTAATGGAGAGTCAGAAGCGTAGTCTAATTGATCTAGATCCGATACTTGGTATCCTTCAGGAGCATATGAGTTGAATATTGCTATTGCATCTACACCCATTGCTACTAATTCGTGTACCAATTTAGATACTATAGCGTGTATCGCACTACCATTAGCGTGGGTGTATGGGTTATCGCTGTCTTGGAAACCCCAATCATACCTCTTTAGATATTCCTCAAGACGCTTTTTTTTTACATCTTTACCTTGATATCCCCAATACTGGCTTACTTCAGCTTCTTTGATTGCCTCACGAATACGTTTACGAATATAAGCTTCTAGTTTTGGCTCTGCTGCTTTATCGTCTTTAGCAGGTGCTAAAGCTTTTTTAATCATAGAGTTTATATCAGCAGGAACATTCAGAGCTTGATACTCTTTATTGTCTTTACTGTATTTGAATATACCAGTTCCTTCTTTATCAAAAGTCACAACACCAGCTTCAGCAAGTGTTAATATTACTTTTCCTTTTTCCTCTTTTACCTCTCTTACGTTGTCTGATATATTGAATTGTTTATCTGGATCTAGGTCACTTTGAATAGTGAAAGATACTCTAGTGCTTTTTAACTTAGCTATGTCTTCTTTAGAAAGAGCTTCTGTTATATCCACTCTTTTAGCTTTCATCTCTGCTCTTTGGAATACAGAATATCCAGATCCCATTTTTTTAGCCATTTCCATAGCTTCTGTTCTGTCATCAGTTCCAAGAGGTTTTCCATTAGCATCTCTCAACAATCTACCATTTGGATAATTCTCTACATCGTTTTTATCTACTATGTAATATTTGTATTCTAAATCAGATGGGTTTACAGTTGCCATCTTTACGCCCATATTCACAGGAACACTTATTGTTCTGCCCATTTGGACAACTGTCTTCATTTCTGGCTTATCTGCTTTAGCTTTTTCTTTTGCAGCTTTGTCAGCATCTCTTTTATCAGACTTGTCTTGTTTATCTTTTTCCTTGTCGATGTCAGCTCTGAAAGTAGTAAGGGTTTTTGTAGTATCTCCCTTTTGTCCTAATGGAGTTTTGCTTTTTAACACTAATACTCCTTTTCTAGCTGGTCCTACAGAAAGTTTTTGAGTAAACTTAAATGGAACTCCTACTTCAATATCTTCAAAATTTATGTCTTTGTTTTCTGCTTTAGCAAATTTAAGTATTTGATTTACACCCATGTTTGCAACAATCTCTTTACCTCCGTCTATGGTAATGCCTACTGGATATTTAGGACCTTTATCTGCTGCGGATATTTTTGGTTCATCTATTGGCATGTCTTTAGCAGCTTTTGGCTTCTCTATATAATCTTCAATAGATCTAAATCCGCTTTCTAAACCTTTTGAAGATTTAAAATCTCTAACGTTTTTATCTGTAAGATTTACGATATACTCACCTATAGCCACCTCTCCTTCATCGTTAATATTCTTTTTAGCTACTTTGCTATTAACTAAAGTTTTATCTAATGCGCTACCTGGGGTGGTCTTAACTAGATACTTTTTTCTTGCTTCCTCTTCTTTTAAAAAAGAACTTTCTTTAAGGCTTTTCATATTATCGTACATTTTTTTTATATCATTATAAAGGACAGCTTTAGTATCTTTATATAATCTATTTTTTATTACATACTCTATAGCCGCATCTCTCTCTGACTCCTTTTCCAAGGAGTTGAGAAGTTTATCTATTAATGTTTTTACAGCATTACCTAATTCTTCTTTTGCTTTCTTCTTTTCAGCGTCTGGGAGTGTTGGTGTTTTTGATTTATCGTAGTTGTTCCTTATCTTATCTAATATCCTATCATTATCTATTACAAATCCAGATGCGGCTGCTTTATCTTCTTTTGAAAACTCATCCGTTGTGTCTGTTTTTTTAGGAACTTCTGGTTTTGGTATTTCTTCATCTGAAGGTTCTTCTTCGTCAAATTCATCGTCTGACAAAAAGCTTAAGTCTACATCTAATGGCTCTTCTATATCATCATAATCAGGTGTAGTAGCAGGTTTTGTTTTTTTAAGCTTTTCCTTTTCTTTATCCGATAAGAAAGTTGAGAAGGTATATAGGTCTAAGGGTCTTTTAGTTATACCATCAGAAATGTCTTTTATAGGAACTAAAACCAATTTTATTTTATCTTTTTGTTCAGTTGTTAATCCTTTAACTACATCTTCTTTTAAGTATATAAAATAAGTATAATCTACCCCAGATCTAGTTCCGTACTTTACTTTTGGTATAGTTATATAGTATACATCTCTAGCATGATTAGACTCCGTACTAGGTGCTACAAATATTGTTACTTTAGTATTTATATTTTTCTTTAAATCTTTAAAATCCTGTTCTGTTATATTTCTATATATAGTATATACTCTCTGACGTACTCCTTTAGTGATATTGTTAAACTCTATTTCGTGTACTGATCCAGGCTTATAAAAAGATTTTGACCCTTCTGGGTTTACATCTACGTCCCTAAATCTGACCTTCTTTTGTGGATCTGTATTAATAGCTACTTCTTTAGGGGTTTTGCTTTTTAATATTATTTCCCCTTTTTTTTCTGCGCCACCAGGTGTTTTTTTGGAGTATTTATATTTTTCACCTACTTTAATATCTTCAAATTTTATATCTTTATTATCGGGGTTTAGTCTAATAATTTGAAGCAATTCAAATGAAGGTAATAGTGAATCCTTTTTTACTCCTTTATCTGTAATTGTAGTTACTTCATATTTTTTAACCACTCTTTCTTTATATCCACCTTCTAAATCAGAATCTCTCTGCCTTCTACCAGTTCCAGGGCGTTCTATATCCTCAACATCCTTATTTACAGTCCTAGGACGCGCTTCATTAAAAAAATTTTGTATTTCAGTATAGATACTCACCCTTATTTGTCCTTTTTAGGTGCTTTTTTCTTAGGGGCGTTCTTCATTTGATTTTCCTTATCTTTAAAATTATTCTTTTTAATTTCAATAGGAAGATCATTACGATTCTTTTTCTTGGCTTTAAACTCAATCATTTCAAGACGAGTGTAGTAGTTTGGATCTTCAGCAAGATGATCTATTGCTATCTCTTTTGCTTTATCAATATCATCAGTATGTTCAAGCTCATGCTTCCACCCTTTGGTAAACTCGTAATAATTAACTTGATCAGCGGTAAGCTTATCTCCTTTTCCACCTTTAAGTTTCTGCTTCTTACCTTCGGTAAGAGATTCCTGCAGTGCTTTAAATGCGCTAAAGAAGTTGTATCCAGTTTTTACTTCTGACTTAGGGTTTGGATCGGATATATGCCCTCTTCCTTTCAATTTAGATACAGTATCTTTATATGACATAGTGTTAGTCAGCATCTCGTTGTACGCAGGATTTCTCCTAACGTGCCATAGAAATTCTGATTCGGTCATTTGCTCATTCAATACCTTGTGGTATAATTGCTGTGTTGTCATTATAGTTCCTTTTTAAATAGTCTTTTATACTCTAAAGCCAAGTCAATGTCTTTAGACTCGGCAAACTTTTTCTTTATTATCCCTTTTTTTCTTTTAGCCTTTGTTCCGCCTGCACCACCAAATCCATACTTGGTAGCCATTCCTTCACCTCCTCCAGGATTAGCGTGCCCTTGATCAGCTGCAGGAGCTCCTCCTCCTGTAGAGGACATCTCTTTTACACTCTTCTTAGACATTTTCTAATTCTTTTTCTAGTTCATAGTAATGAAGAAGATTTTCCAAGTCTAAATCACAAACTTGTTTATGCTGAGATACTGGCTTAATTATGTTTATGACTTCCTGTATTTTTATCTTTCTTACCTCGTCATTTACTTTTTTAGATAAAGTAGTCAGCTTAGTTTTCAGCTTATCTAGCTCTTCATTTACATACTCCTTAAAGGTCTCAGGAGTTGTTATACTGTTTATATACTCTTTTAAAAGTCTTTTCTGGCTTGTGTTGAACTCGCTGTACTTCTCATTAAACTTCTGCACCATTAACTTATACACCAGTGCCTTAGTACCTTTGTCAAAAGATTCGTACTCTTCCAGTACAGGGTCTTTTTTGGCCTCTTTTATACCAGCACAAATATCTTCCATGATGGAAAACTTAAATTTAACCTCATTTTGAGGGTCAATGCTGTCAGATTGGTACATCTCAAACAACATGTATACAGATGCCAGTGTCTTATAGTTGTCAATCTTAGACTTAAAGAATTCTTCTATGTCGTAGTTTTCTTTAATCTGAGATATCAGCTTATACTTCTGGCTACTTAGGAGGCTTTTATTAAGCTTCTTATGCGCTTGTATAGCAGATTCAATGACAATATTAGCCTTTGCTTCGGATAGGTTCTTATTGGTTAAAAGAGCCTTGTATATCTTATACTCCTTAGCAATAGCGTTATTGTTAAAGTTGTTTTTCAGAATATCTACAGCTTTGGATTCCCTGTTATTAAGCGTATCACTAGTGATTTGCCTAACAAGCAATTCAAATAAAAGGCCGGTATTCCGAAGTTTATTATGTTTAAGCTTCATTGTATATTGATCTTCTATAAATATGACTAAATATCGTGATTAATGAGGTTACTTTCATCTAAAAGACCGGATTCCTGATCTTTTTGTTCGTATAAGACAATTTTCTTTTTTCTCTTGTCTTCTAAGCCTCTTAAGGATGCCTCCATGGCAAAAGGTTTAACCTTGTCTACCCTGGTTTTGTCCAATGGAGTGCTCGGTTTCATTCCTTTAGAACCCATAGGATCCCTACCAAAAGCCGACTTATCTGTCTTGTAAATAGACGCTTTTTCTTTTGGTCTTCCGACAGGGTTCTTTTCAAACTCATCGTATGGATCTGGTACATCTTTATTAGGATCTTCCTTACCTGAGTCTGAATACACAGATGCTAGATCGTGAGGGGTACCATAAGATTCTCCAGATATTGATGGGTCATTTCCTTCATTTTCAATCTGGTTATATCTAAATGTTCTCTTAACGTCTTCGGCAATAAGATCCCTCTGTTCATTAATCTGATCTTCTGACATCTGGAATATCTTATCTCCGATCCAATCGGATGAGAATAGCTTTTTATCCATGATATTACCGGCAAGATCTACCTTCTCTTTCAACAATGCTATCTTCTCTTGTTCGTAGATTATAGAAGGATTGTTTAGTTCTAAGGCAAAGTTCAAAAGATCTGCGTCTTCAAACCCTTGAACATACAGATGTATGATTGCTATCTTTTCTAATTCACTGATAATAATCCTCTGTATACGTTCAACTGTGCGGCTAAACCTTACATCTAGTGCGCTGATAGTTGATTTGCCATTGAGTTCGTCTGAGTAGTTCAAGAAGGATTTAGGCACCTTCATAGAACCTAGCATTAGGTCTCTAAGGAATTCAACGTCTTCTATACCGGCATATTCCAGACCTTTTGTAGTATCTATCTTTGTGGTATTATCTCCAGGTCTTACAGGGATGTAGAAATCCTCCATCATGTTCTGTACGTTGAACTTCAGGTTGTAATCTCCTGTCTGATTGTCTACAAATGGAGTTTTTTTCATTCCATTAATAGTCTGCTGCACGAACGCATTTACCTCGTTAGGAGGTATATTACCTACGTTAATGTAGAATACACGCTTCTCAGGGGCTCTCATAATTCTATGCAAAAGCATAGCATCCATCATAAGGGTATACTGCTTAAAATACTTCCTTGCAGGCTCTATATAAGACCTACCAAAAGGAAGATAGTTTGTATCAGTTAATAACCTAAAGTGGGCTATCTCAAAGTTCTCAAAAGACTCTTTATTTTTAGTAGCAGTGGTACCACCAGCTACAGCCACTGGATCGTATATAAATTTAATGTAAGAAGGATTATTAGGATCCTGCCCTTCCTCACGAATCATATCATATACTGATAATGGACGTACTCCATAAACTCCAAACTTCTCGGCAATATCTAGTTTCAAAAAGAAGTCACCATATTTACACATAGACCTAATCCACATAGGTAGGTTAAACTCTATGTTCAATACCTGATAGAATAGATTATATAGTATTTTCTGTATGTTCTCATTAGAACTACGGATCTTTAGAACTTCGTTAGTGTCTCCCTTCAGGGTAGCTTCCTCACATATAATATCTAATACAGACGCAACCAATCCATCTGTGTCCATAGCCTCGTAGTCAGCATATAATTGCAGCCTTAAGGTTTGGTAGTTTAGTGTTGGGTTAAACTGCATCCTTTGGCCGGCTTTATGGAGCCTTGTAAATCTATCTACCAGTGAATTAGTCTGTAGCTGCCCAAACGACTGGATTCTTTCCACGTCCATTACACGCAGTTGCTTACCTCCAACATTTCTTACGACAACGTCAGTAGAAAATAAGCGCTTTAAACGAGGAAAAAGTGACTTATCAACAGGCATATTATTTAGAATTTATCATTTTATTATATATAAATATCAAATATTAACGTATTAGCCAGGTAATATCTTCCTGTTGTCCGTTTACGTTCATATTGTAAGGATTAGCAAACTGTGATTGGTTTGGTAAACTATTTTGAGTAAAGCTAGATCCTTTAGATATGTTCTTTAGTAATGCCCTTTGCATGTCTATACCTCTATTTTTATAGTGGATAGCGCTATCCCTTAGAAACATTCCTATTGCGTATGCCATTACGCAGTCGTCATGGTATCCAGTTTGAGCTTGAGGCTTACTATTCTTCCATACAAAGGTAGACATTTCTGACACTAATCTTCTAGAATTTACAGAAATACTGTGATCCCTTATGTACTGCTTAAACGCCAGCAATACTTCAGGCCTAGTTTTAGTTGATGTAGTAAATCCTGGAGTCATTTTACTAGTATCATAATCATACATCTGAGTGATATATTGTGATACGTTCAAAGTGTCTCCTTTTGGAGAGTAGTATATATTATTGTAGTTTAACTCTAGTACATCTGATATAGTAGCATGTCCTAATCCGGTGTTCTCTACAATAAGCAAAGCACTGTTGTATTCTGTTGCTATGGCTACAGCAAATTTAGATAAGCTCTTGGTATCCATATCTCCCCTATACTCAGCTACTTGTGATCCTGTAAACACGTCTATAACTTGTATTACTGATGAGTCTGACCCATCTCCTTTGGCGGTATCCACAATAGCCATATAGTTTCTACTAGGATCTGGATATTCCCATATCCAATAGTCTTTATGAGGACCTCTTTGTTCTATAGGTTCTCTGGTTCTTTCTGTGTAGTACTCAAGGTCTTCTGCTTCAAAATAGGTATCTCCGGAAGAAATAAAATTGCAGTCACACTCCTGTGCGGCCATTCTTTTTCCTAGCTCTTTATCCTGGTCTTCTCTCCATTTTTGATTTCTTCCTGGGTGTACGCTCCAAGGCAATCTTACAGGAAGGAAGTTATTGTCTTCAGCTTCTGCTCCTACCCATTGTTGATGGAACCATTGACCTACTCCATTAGGAGTGGATAGTACAATAGCTCTACCACCGGTAGCAAGAGTCTGTTGTGCAGATCCCCATAAGTCTTCAGCATTTTCAATAAACGCAGCCTCATCTAATACCAGTACGTTAGCAGTATATCCCCTAGCACTCTCAGAAGCTCCTGATGCGGCCTTAATCTTTGAGCCATTATTTAATATAAGGGTTAATTTGTTATCTTCTACGGAAGGAACTTTGATCCAACTAGGTAAATTATCATAAGCAAATCTTACTTTATCTACTATATTTCTAGCTTTTTCTTGTGTAGGAGCCAATGCTAAAATAGATTGGTCTTTTTTAAAGGTCATTAGCCACAGAGCATACGCAGCAGTAAGAGTAGTGATACCAAGCTGTCTTGACTTAAGGATAAGAGTTCTGTCGTGCTTGTTAAGTAGGAATAATAACTTTTCTTGGAATACATATGGATTGAATAACATTCGACCTTCACTGGTCTGTATATATACGAATTTCTTTAGAAAGTATACTGGATCTGAGGCGCACTTTAGATACTCCTCCCTTATTATTTCTTTTATGGACTTTTGTTGATCAGACATATTATTTCACAACAGCAAATCCTACAGCTAATAATACTAATCCTAAGGATAGTTTTTTAGATAGTTTCTGCTTTTTTAATTCAAACTTTAAACTAGATATATGATTAGAATACACCTTTTCTTTGTCTTGCTGTATCTTTATAATATCCTTATAATCGTTTATCTGCTTGTCTTTATATACTATAATAGAATCTTTGTAGTTTTTTATTGACTTTAAAGTATCTATATTTTCTAACAGTATTACTCTCTCAGATTTAAGAGCGTCTAAATAAACCAAATCTTTTGCTACTTTTTTAGCTACGTCTTTATGTAGCTTTACAGTATCGTTATTCGGGACTTGATGTATCTTTATATCTGTCTGAGAAAAACTGCTCAAGCTGATTAATATCATAGCTATCAACAGACTGTATTTGTACTTCATATGTTTCATATATTTTTCTGACTTTGCCTTGGTTTTCTTCCAATTTAGTCTCTGCCACCTCTACCATATGCTCAAGAGTGTCTATCTTTACTTGAGATATCTTAATAGAATCTTCCTTAAGGTTTATTTCTACATTTAAACTATCAATAGCTTGTTCGTATTCAGATTCATTATATGATCCGGGATATAATAATAATGCAGATACTATCAGTATTAGGATTACTATAATGTACTTTTTCATGTTATTTCATTGAATCTTCCCAAAATCTAAATGCTATGTTACCCCGAAGATATGCATCTTTTTCCATATTTAAAAGATGTTTATCATTTTCTGCGTACCTAGGATCTGATAGTGCATTTATATTGTTGCTATCGAACATACCGGATAGATTCTGATTATGGTGTATAAGCTCATGTGCATAGCTTCTCAGTACATCTTTTATATGCCTCCCAGCTACAAATAGAGTTACTGACTTTTGCATAGGATCATAATATGCCGTTTTTCCAAAAGGATTATTAGCATTTTCAGTAGTAGATGCTATGATTACTTTAGGATACGGCATTATTTTAATACCTGAATTTTGAATATACTCAGCCAGATTAAGCAAATATGGAACAATATTATGTCCAGATACTTGTACGTCTTGATTAATATTTTGGTATTTTAAATCCATTATGCTTCAGGTTCTGGGGTTTCTTCTTCAGGCGGTGTTTCTTCGGCTGGCGCTTCTCCTTCAGGGGGAGTTTCTCCTCCAGCAGCTGCAGGCTCCTCATCAGGTTCTGGCTCTTTGGTTATTGGCTTGGTTTTCAATAGAGTATTGATATAATCCATAGCTTGTTCATACTCTGAATTATTTGATATGTTATACTTTTTTCCGCTAACTAATACTTGAAAAGAATCCGATGGCTTGAAGTCTTCCGGATAATTCAACTCTAAAGGAGTAGGATCATATTTTATATCAAAGTAATTACCGTTAGGTATGACTACTCTAAAAGTAGTAGGTTTATACGAAATACACCTAATATCTGATACTGTACTCCTTATCTGTTCTATTGATTTGTCATTCTTCTTACTCTGACTTGCAAGTAGTTTTAACAGAACAGACGTTACCTTAGGAGATTTTGATAAAATTTTCTCTAGATTAGACTCCGTTTGCACAGGAGTAATCTCGGCAGCTTCTAACAGTTTATATTGAAATATTTGGTAGTAATTGGGTTTCATATATATAAATATCGACCTACTTGGCCTTTTCTGCTTTCTTTGGTTCCCACCAGTCGGTACAATACTCTAATGGATCGTATGGAATACTATCGGTACCTTTCCATTTTTTGTATAAATCACTACCACAATGTCCTGGGTTATCGTCCTTGCCCTCATTCCAATAGTTGCAGTTAGCACAGCATGCCCCACCTTTAGGTACTTTCATGCCTGCTTTGTGGTCTTCTGGTAGTACATATTCTCCACCACCGTACTCTTCTAGTAAACTTAATAGCTTTATCATAATTTTAAATAGTTGTTTAATACTCCGCCTATTGTAGATAATTCTAAATCTATATCATTAAGCTCTTTTTCTTTTAAGTCTCTTTTCTTACTAACATAATCTATTCCAACAATACCTATAAATTCATTTTTTATATTGTATAAAGGGAACATATACGTACTTTTAACATTAGCACCGTGAATTACTGAAGTAAACCCTTCAAACTGTTTTTCCGATACTGTAGTATCTGGTATTGATATTGTAGCCCCCTTATATAGAGTGTGTATTGATTTGCTAAACAAGCTTACAGGTATATTTTGAAACTGTGTTTGGCAGGGGACAATTCCTGAGCTTACTATCTCATATACCATGCTGAACTTTTGAATTGATTTTCCAGTAGGGTAAAAATGAGCTCCATTATGGAATTGAATCAGCCATACGCGATCACTGTGTATTTCTTTTTTTATCTGATCCAGCTTATCATTTATCATCTGGTTTGACTCTATGGCATCTAAAAGAGTGTCTTTCTTTTTTCTATCTACCATTGATTGCACGTAGTGCACCACGACAGGCCCCACTACAGAAGTTGTTACAGCAGTTATTATAGCTACTATTAGTTCTGTATTCATTAATTATCCTTTGTTCTTGATTTGAAAGATACTTTTGCTTTATTTGTATTTGAAACGAACTGCTTTCCTTTTTTAGAGGCTGCTACTTTCTTCTTAGATGTAGCTGCTCTTTCTGCTTTAGATAGCCTTTCTGCCTTAGCTCTTGGCAAGCATCTTGTGGTAGGTTTACCCTTTTTCATAGAGCCACAAGGCCCAGCTATATTTCCTTCTGTGTCTATCCTAACCCAGTCTTCTTTACTAAACCAGTTGTGTAAGCTGCCCTCTTCTAACTCCTCTAAATCTTCTTCTTTTATCCTGCCTTTGCATACTTGAACTGCTCTTCCCATAAGGTATGCTGAGTGTTTTTCTCCTGCAGCTTTCCTACGTTCAGCATATGCCTTTCCTTTAGGACATAGCTTTTCGGTTATCATTTGGTCCATAACATTCTCTCCACACTTATGACAGACATACTCATCTTCTCCACCTTTAGATATCTCCCAACCCCATCCGCATTTGCAAATGACTTTGAAGGATTGTTCTTCTGCTATCTCTTTTAGTATGTCTAGGAATTTCATTATTCTGCAGATTTTTTAGCTTGTGCAGTTGCTATGGCATATTGTTTTGGGCCCATTTTATCTTTACCGCCGCCTTTCATAGCCATTGCTTTTATTATATCCTCTTTCTTAGCCTTTTCAGCTTTTGTGAGTTTTTTCTCATCTACAGGACTAATCATTGCTTCTTCTTCATCGTCTTCTTCCTCTTCGTCGTGTCCTCCTAATTCGTGAAATCCTTGAGCTGCTTGATCTATAAAGTTTTCTGCATTAGAAATGTGATCTTGGATCCATCCTGGGATATCCCTCTCATCATCTCCTAATTTGTTCATGAGATCGGCACAAGACTGCATGATAGACTTTAGGCTATTTTGAGCCATGGATACTTCGTGATCTTCTCCTTCTGACATTGGTAAATTGGAAGGTATTTTACCTTCTTCGCTGGCCATTTTTAATATTCTTTCAGCTAAATCATGGTCTTTTTCATCCCAGGTATTTTCTGGTTTTTTGGCTAACCAGAAATTAGGTCCAGTTATTTGAGCTAGAACTTTATTTTTAGGAGTTTGATACTCTTCTTTAACTCTTTTAATATTTTTCCACATGGCAGCAGCGGCTATTTTCTCTCCCTTTTCACCTCCACCAGCTTTCTTAGCTAATTTCTCAAATCCTTTGCCCTTATTACCAATATCTTTACCTGCTTTAGCCTTTTTAACTACGTCAGACTTTTCTTTTTTAGATAATCCTTCAGATGGCTTTTTCTTTTTAGCCTCTAATAAGGCTTCCTTAAAAATTTCAGAGAGTTTCATTTTGTTTATTTATAGATATAAATATTTAGTTTTCCAGCCTTTCTTTCATTTCTTGTAGGCCTTCTTTCCATTTTTCTACTAATTTTTGTTTGTCTACCCCACCTTCCCACTCTTCTACATCCCCTTGTTCCGTTACATAGGTCTCTTTTACTGTATTTTTAGCAAACTCTTCTATGAACTGTTCTGCTTCTTCTATATGAGTTACAATATTCTTTGTAACCATGTTTCTAGAGTATTCTTCGTACTTACCCTCCATCTTCAACTTTGTCTCCATACTAACTACGCAACTAAAGCATGTTTTATGGATGGGATACATCTTCTTGTCTAAAGATGTTTTCATCGGTTGAGAACAGTTAGGACATAGTAAAGGCATCCTTGTTGCCTTCTTTATCTCATCTAGTTTGGTAACAGTCTGTTTAAGACCGTCTTTTATAGTCCATGTTTTTCCGTTATCCTCCCACACATCTCCTTCTAGCCTCTCTTCTGTTTGTTTCTCATAACCAACTTGAACACCGGTAGCGTTACCGTACTTTTTGGTTATAATATTCCTGAGGCGCTGTACATCCCTTTCTCTAAATTCTTTCTTTAATTTTGTATCTGACATAACTATAGTTTTTTAATCCTTATTTTTAAATCCCCTGTACCTTTTATGGCTCTGTGCCACTCTCCCATTGATATATGGATCTGACCTTCTATTCTGATAGGAAGTCCTCCGTCTTTCTGAAAAAACCAATCGGTTGGTTCTATGGGTTCAATTACACGATCCTCTCTATCCCTATGCCACCTTAATTCTCCAGAGTCTACATCGGCTTTAAAAACCCTTTCGTACCAACCTTCATTATATGTTTCTATATATGGTCTATCTTCCATACTACCAGAATCCTGTAAAATTAGATTTTAACCCAAGCATACTTGCATATCTAGGTAGTCTACAGGCCCAGTATTGTGCCATGGTCTTATCTTTAGCTTGTGCACATTTGTGCCTAGCTGCAAAAGATTTACGAGCCTTAGGATCGTTTATTTTAGCTTTAAGACCGCTAGTATCTCCAAAAGATACTTTCTTAATGCCTCCGCCTGGTTTACGTACATATACGTAGAACTTTTTACTTCCCCCACGCTTTGGCTTATTAAGTTGTACTTCTTTACCTTGGTGCTTGACCTCTTGTATTTGTTCTAGACTCATTGGAAAGTCTAATGGGACTTTTACTCCATTAAAATATCCATACTCTCCGAGATCAGTATTAGATAGAATCTTTTCTTCTTCCTCAGTTATTACTAATAGACCTTGCTTATACAATTCACGAGCTTCTTTGAACAGCTCGAAATACTCTTTAGAGAATGGTCTGTATATATTCTCTGTAAGAGGTCTATTATTGTCTACATGGTAGCGCATACCTTCGGATAATCTTTCTCCGGAACAGCCACAATCGTCAAATGCTTCTAGGAATAATTCTCTTAGTTTCATTACTGTAGGTTATTTATTTTCTTCTTTTTTGTTTTTTCTTAGAGATATAACGCCTTCCACATTGGTTTTAATGTCCCATGTTTCTTTGTTTAAATACTTTGATAAAATAGCTCTAAAAAATCTATACCTAACATTATCTACAGGTGCTATGTCTACTCTATCATATTTTGGCAATATTTCATCTACTATAATCTTAGAACTCGTGTTTAAAACTTTAGGATCATAGTTAGGTTGTAACTTTCTATCCGCTGATTCTTTACCTGTTTTAGGGTCTATACAATACATCTTAAGCTGATGGTTCCCTGGTATATAGTAAATGGTGTGTTCCAATCCTGATTTATCATGAAATCTATACTCATCCTTAGATGATTCATCTAATTTTTTATACTCGTATACACTATCTAATGATATTTCTGCTTCGTATACATGTCCATAGCTTTCTAATTCCAACACTATATCACCGTACTCCCCAGACTCATATATACTAGTAAAGGAATCGCTAGCTATTGGCTCAAATACACTTTTCCAAAATCCATCACTGAATTTCTTGGTGTATTCTTCTTTGTAATTAATTAGAGGGGATTTATCTTCTAGCGGCTCGTCAGTTACAGCCGGTCCACTAAGTATTTTCATGTACTCATCAATCTGAGAATCGGAGAAATCATCCGGAAGTTCTGCTTTTACAGCTGCACGATCTCCGTCTATTGCTGCTTGATGTAAGTTTGCAGATGATTTATAAAATTGAGAAGGAAGAAGCTGCATTCCATAGTTGGGAAACTTTGCAAACTTCTTCTGTAGTCCTTTATTCCTAGCAGCTTTTTCATCCAAAGCTAAATAAGCAGGCTTTCCTTTCTCTTCAAATATAGAGTGAACCTCGCTAAGAGGTCCCTTATCTTTTGACTTTATTACAGTAGCCTGTGGTGAAAACTGAGATTTCAAAAGGATCTCCCACATTCTAGCCTTTTGATCTTGGCTTATAGGGCCGTTATCTTTCCCTATTACTACATGCACATGACTCACCTCTGGTATGTTTAACAACCAGTATAAGGCATTTAAATGCATTTTAGTTGGAGGTGCGAACTCTCCTGGATAATAGCACGGATGTTGTTCTTGCATATTTATTCGATACTACTATAAATATCGAATTTATCCATTAATCATCGTCTGTTTGTATGTGGATGTAGATGACTTAGCTGGAGGGTACAATTCTACATTTTCATGGAATTCAGAGGTGTCTGGATCTACTATATTCATAGTTGTAGCTCCTTTAAGACTCTTGAGAAAAGATTCCCTTTCTTTCATCTTAGCCTTGGTTAGCTCCAGCTCTTTGCTAAGCTTGTTCCAGATAGGATCTCCGCAAGATTCATAATCAAATTTAGTAGCCGCCTCATACAGTTCAAACTTAACTCCGTGCTTAGTACTGAAGGTTTTACCATCGTCTGCATTCTTTTCAATCTCCTCTCTTACTAAATCTACAAAAGTATTTCTACCATTATCATCAGCTAATTCTTTGAGACTTTTACCTGTCTCCTCTACGAACTTTAGCATCACAGCTACATCAACAGCAGACATATTTCCATCCATAACAGCTGTATATATGTTTGCAGCAGCTCTGGCAACGCCTTTCTTGGTGATATCTGGGGTTTGGTACTGAGTTTCATCCAACTGAATGAGGAAGTTTGTTTTATTTTCCATTATAGTGACATTTTATATTTTAAGAGTTTGTTAGTTGTAAGAGGTTCTACCTGCTGAATTAAAGATAGGAATGATTCAAATCCCATAGAAGATGGGTCTTTATCATCCATTTCTACCAAAAATACCTTCTTTCCTAGTGACATCAAGGTTTCACAGTGTTTTAAGGCCATGGATATTGCGTCTTTATCCAAAGCTACGTAAACTTTCTGTATTTTAGATTCTACTAGCTTTTTCATAAGCTTTGGAGTTATAGACTTCCCTAGCAGCGGTATAGCGTTTCGTTTAATAGCCAGCATATCAAATCCTCCCTCACACAAAACAACAGGCACATTCCAGTTAATATACATCTCAAATGGAATAATATCTCTTGAAGCCTGTGGGTATTTATATTTTAATCTTACCTCTGGATCAAATGATCTACCTACAAAGAAGTTTATCTTTCCGGAAGAGTCAAAAGATGGCATTATTATTCTCTCTGCATATGGACCTTCTTCACAGTAGCCCATTTGGTACTTGATGATATCTTGTTCGGTAACTCCTCTTTTCTTGAGATATAACATTGCATGTTTAGCAAGAATATCGCTCTTCTTAACATCTAATAAGAACTTGTACTCGACTGGTAAAACTCCATCAAACTCTGCGGTATCTTGATCTTCCCTATCTGTTCTTACTATTATTGTGGATAGATCTCTTAATTGACTAGCCGTAGCTCCAATCTTTCTGAATAGCGACCTTATAGTCCGTCCTTTATTACCACATACCCAGCAAGCCCACCTATTATTACCTTCAGAGTCCGTAACAACGTCTATTTCAAGCTTTCTCTTAGATGTACCATGGGTTGGACAATCAGGGAAAGGGCAGTGGTACTTCCTGTTGGTTTTGGTGGCTTTTTCACCGTACCCTAATACTTGATCTATTAATCCTGAGAGAATGGTCTCCATTGACCAAAGATAGTAAATTAAATATCTTTTCTAAAGAAACGACCGAGAATGTTATCAACATAGCAGTTTGCAGACTCTAGACACCCATTTATAATCTGGTGTCTTAACTCCTGGTATGTCATTTGTTTCTTATGGGTGCATATGTGCATTATCTCCCTAACAAAGGCTTCTTTACCTAGCTCCTTTATATCGGCCTTAAGTGAAGCGTTAGACCCGTAATAGGTCTTCCAATCGCTTTCAGACACTACTTTCTTTTTAGTAGGTTTCTTACCCTTACCGGTATGTTCTGCCAGCTCCTTTTTTGTTAGAGGCTTAGTCCTTTCTGATACTAGATTCTTCCTGCCTATATAGAATTTGCCGCCGTCTACCTTTCTTATCTTGTATATGAAACCGTATGCATTTTCTGGAAACTGGGAGATGTCTGTTATAACCTGTCCTTTGTAAAACCACATATTATATATCCATTCTAATTAAGAAATTTGTATCTGTATTTGCTGATATTGGTACTGGCTGAGCGAATTTAGCTACCATCAATAGGTCATTGGCATCATTGTAGAATCCTACTGTGGTTACATATGGCATAAAATCAGATCCTGTAGCAAAACTTAACATGTTTTCCTGGCTTCCTGATGTAAGTAAGGATGGGTTGTAGCTATACCCCATTTCATGATCTTTAATTGTACATTTAATAGTACGTTCCATTATTAAATGGTTATTTGCTACTTTTAAACTAAAGTCTTGATATTGTACCATATTTTATATATTAACAAGTCCCAGTATCAGAACATGCGTATGTAGTTACTATAAAATCTCCATTAGTTTTAACAACTGAGTCCACAGCGGTTATAGTTGCCGTCAAGTTTCCACTGGAGAAATTAGAAGTTAGGTTTGTAGTTCTATACACTATAATCAAATCTTTATATCCTATTGAAGGTATTGCCACTACTACTGTACCTGTTTTACTTATGCCTCCTGGTGTGTTTATAGCTAATATAGACTCAGATACAGCTAATAATTCTGTTCCTGTAGCCGGGGTACCTGAAGGAAGTGTAGTTTGATTCAAAGATCCGTAAAAACAAGCGCTTACTCCTTGTACACCGGATACTAATTGCTGTCCATATAATGTAATTTCTACTTGACTTCCGGAAGGCCCTGTTAACCTTGTCCAAGCTTTACCGCCTTGACCACAAACATTGCTAAAGCTAGTATATGTTGAATCAAAATAAACTGGCACAGGTGTTACTGTTGGGGTAGGTGTTGGTGTTGATGTTGGTAATGGTGTAGTAGTTGGTAATGGGGTAGGCGTTGGCAATACTATATTCAGAGAATTAGTACAAGTTCCTATAGAAGCCACTGTTATTGTAGTAGAGTTAACATCAGTATTTACTACATACCCAGCCTGTAACTGGGTTCCTGTTACTCCCATGGCTATGACTCCTAGTACATCATCAGATATATTAAATGGTCCTGTGCTTACTCCTAGTGTACTTACTGTTACTGTTACTTGTCTTGTTGGCATATTTATCCTTCTTGTATTTCTATATTTACTGTACTACTACTATCTATGGTTACTGTTAAATAATAATCTATCACGTCATTTTGACTGAATAATTGAGATGCTTGTATGGACCCATTTACATATACCAATATAAAACCTCCATCTAATGCTGTTGTACTAGTTGCTGTTTTCCTTATTCTATAAGTAACAGAACTTGGCACTGCTGTAACATAAGCATCGTTTTTACCATACTTAGGACTACCAGCTGTTCCTCCTGATATATTGTCTGTAGTGCCTCCTACGGTATTATTAGTTATCTGGAAGGTGCTTGATACTGACACGGAAGTTTCCACTACTTGAGCTCTTCTCAATACCAGAGTATCTGTTGGTGTCGGTGTTGGTGTAGGAGGTACGGTAGTAGGAGTAGGTGTAGGAGGTGCAGAAGTAGGTGTTGGAGTTGATGCTACTGTATTTATGCTAACTGTTCCACTTGATATTGTACAATCTACTACTATTGTAGTTGGAGTAGGTGTTGGAGTTGGGGCTGTAGTTGGTGTTGGTGTTGGTGTTGCTAAATAATAAGTAACATAATTTTGACAGTCTGCATCTGTATTATATACTATAATAGACACTGCGGTACTGGGTATCCCTGTAACTAATTTGCCATTTAGCATATCCTGTCTACTTACTCCAGTAAGTAACTTTGTACCTACTGATATTGAATCATAGTATATGTTAAAAGGTCCTAATCCATCTCCTGTTATAGTAACTAAGTAATCCATATTATATAAATATGATTTTAGATACTTTTGTAAGTGCCGATGCTACTACCTGATGCATGTCATAGTATTTGTAGTCCGTGAGCCTGCCTCCAAATATAAATTTGGACTCATTATCCATCATTTCTTTGTATTTTTTATAGATGGAATTATTTTTATTGTCGTTTATAGGGTAATAAGGTTCTCCGGCGGATTCTGGGTACTCGTATGTAACTACTGTATTCTTTTGTTTTCCAAACTCAAAATGTTTATGTTCTACTACTCTTGTAAAAGGAATCTCTATATCTGTATAATTCATAACCGCAACTCCTTGATAATCACTAGTATCTATCTTAACTGTATCAAATCTTAAGCTTCTATAATCTAATTTTCCGTGGATATAGGAATAAAACCTATCTATAGGACCTGTATATATAATTTTTTTAGATATATCATTAAAATAGTCTTTATTGTAGAAGTAATCAGTATCTAGGCGTACCTCTATGCCTTCTAATAGATTTTCAAAAATCTGAGTATACCCTCCTATTGGTATGCCTGAATAAGTGTCTTCGTAATAGTTATCTTCAAAAGACATTCTAATTGGTAACCTTCTTATTATACTTGCTGGTAGATCTTTAGGGTCTTTATTCCATTGTTTTTTAGTGTACCCACTTACAAATATATTGTATAATTCAGGTCCTACTTGAGATAAAATCCACTCTTCTAAATTTTTTGGAGTTGGTATATTTAATTTAACCTCCTCTAATTTTCTAACTGCCTCATCCGGAGTAGTAACTCCATATACTTGATAAAGAGTCATTAAGTTTATAGGGAATGAGTAAATGCTGCCTTTATAATTAACTTTAGGCCTGTGAATAAAATTATTAAATGTAGCAAACTTATTAATATAATCCCAAATCTTTTTGTCTGATGTATGGAATATATGAGGTCCGTACTTGTGTACATTTATTCCTTCTATATTTTCTGTATAGCAATTACCTCCTATATGATCACGTTTGTCTATTACTAGGCATTTGTATCCTTTATCTGTAAGCTCTCTTGCGCATATAGATCCGAATAAACCGGATCCTACTATTAAGTAGTCGTACATATTTTATTATATTTTTCTAATATATCAGTTCTATCTAGATCTATGCGTTGGGTATAAAAAGAATAATGAGAAAAAACGGAATTACCGCATATAACATTTGGCCTATTTAACTCCACAGGCTTATCGCAAGATAACCATATTTCTTCAGAATGACCAACTCTCCCACTGAATTCTTTAAAATCTTTGCCTAAAAAAGAAATTGCATTAATTGATACTCTTTCATAATCTAGCAATATCCAATTATCCATATAATAACTTTCAATATCATCAGTATATACTTTTTTAATAAAGGAATTATGAATTAGTTCTGCGTATTTTGGAGTTGACCATCCTTTTTCACAAACTGAGGAATAAGTAAAAATTGGAATTTTAGGTATCAATCCTTTTCTTTGGTGGAGATATGAAATTATGGCATTATTAACTATGTTACCATAGACTAAAAAATATTCAGGGTTATTAATTCTAAAATCAAAAATATTTTTAATTGCTTCTTTATCTATAAAAACTATGTCATCATCTAATCTTAAATAAACAGCATTTTCATCAATACACTCTTCAAAATAATGGTATATAATACACCCTTCTCTTGGTATTTTTGCTCGTTGTAATTTTATGAAATCATACTTATTAGACATTTCTTCCATATAAGCAACATCCTCTTCATTTTCAGTATTTACCCATAATATAACTTCATTAAATTGATCTTTATATTTTATCAAATATTCTAATAAAATTTTTAAATACCTCTTTCTTCCGGCAGGTATTACTATTATTTTTTTCATTTTAATTCATTTATAACAAATTCAGTTTCTTCTTCTGTTGGGTAATAATAAGGTTTCCAACAATGAATTATTGCACAATCTCCTTGTTTATCTTCTAATTCTTCAGTTGTGCCTATCCACCCCCTTCTATCAGATAAAGTCTCTGCTTCACTATTTCTATACTGTATCAACTCTTCCCAAGGGCCCGTGGTCATTTTAGAATATAAAAACATAAATGTCAAAGCTGAATCTCCCCACTCACTTGGTTTTGGTGATTTAGCCATATTATCAATCATTTCCCAATCAACATCTTTTAGATTTTTATAGGCTTCAATAAACTTTAATCTATTGAATATACACCCTCCACAACCAAAAGCTGCTCTATTAGTAGCTCCTAGATAATCATACAATTCTTTATCCCACCCTACACCTAAAATACCAGTTAAATCATATGGAGGAGTTCCTTGTATCTTTCTTTTAACCCATACATCATCTTCAAAATATAGAACATAATCAACATCAGATAATGTTGTTAAACAAGAATCGTACATTCTTTTTAGCCACGGTATTAAAGTTTCTAAATTATATACAGGTTTTCCAAAATGTTGCGTATTGTATCCTTTAACATCAGTTTTTTTGTATACACAATTGAATTTATCGGCTACTGGTTTAAGAATGTCAGTATTATCTTCGTAAAATGCAATAGGTTCTGTTGGGTAAAATTTTCTAAATTGCTTTAATGCATAATAACATGCGGTTATTTTGTAACCGGATTGATAAAATAATCCTAATTTCATTAGAAGTGTTTTACTGTTGGTTTATCATATTTACTTAACCAAAATTCTTCATTAAAAGATTCATGACCTCCTATATCTGAAATATACCCTCCTTTTTGTATAACACTGGCAGGATAGGTTATATACTTATTTTGAAAATTATTATTTAAAAAAATATCCATTACATCAAAAGGCTTATCAAAACCATTAGCTAGTATTTTATCGAAACACCTGCTATTAAGGATATAGGCATGAGAAGATACGCAACAGTCGCACTTTATAAGATGATCAGAGTATAAATTTAAAACAGTATCATGTAAATTAGCCCCTAAAAAAAACACATCCCAATCTTTAATTTTTTCTAATTCATCTAAAGCTGATTCAATTATAGATACAGCATTATAATTTTCATTTTTATAAAACAAAGCATCATCTTCTAATACTAAAACATTTTTATACCCTCTATCTTTAGCCAATTGTATAACAGTCTTATGAGATTGAGAGGTAGCTTTTCCTAATAAAAACATTTTTTCATTATCATGAACTCTATAATCTATTTCAGTAAAAGCAGCTATAGCTGAGAATCTTTCCACTGTGTTATATAAATCTAATTCTTTTAATTGGTTAATCATAAAATCATTCTTATCCTTTCTATGATCCAAATTAATGTAAAACCCTCCGTCAATAAACTCTTGTATTTTCATTATTAAAATACTTTTAAATAATCATTCCAGATACTACCTACTTTATCTATATTAAAATTATCTGCTATATATTTTTTACCTGCTTGTCGTATTTTTTCTTTATGATCCGGGTTATCTTCTAGATACTTTATCATTTCAACTATGTTATCAGTACAATCTAGCAATGGCTCCTCAGATAGCCTTTCTGATTTTAGTCTTTCTACATTTACCCCTTCAGGGTATTCTAAAAACTGACAATAGTCTCCAAAATACTCAGGAACTGCGCCTAAAGGATATGTAACTACTATAGCACCAAGACCTATAGCCTCTGCTATAGAAACTGAAAACGTGTCCTTGTACACTAGCTTTCCATGGGTTATTTGGGGATATACAAAATATTCGCTAGATGCTATTGCATTAAATAATGTTTTTTTATCTAATCCATTTACTCTATCAATGTAATCAAAAGATAAAAATTCAGAATCCCCCCAATCTAAACTTTTAACAGCTCTAAAAGATGTATCTCCTCCTCTGGACCATTGGCCGTGGTGTATAAATCTATGAGGATTTCTATTAGGAGGTGTGTTTAAAGTCTCTTCCATTATGTCCACAGCTACAGGATTTGGTATTATGACATCAAAAACTTCTGCCCCACTATTTTCCATAATAGTTTTAATCTCTAGATTATGGTTATATGCCCAATTAGATATTGAAACCAATCCAAATTTTAAATTATTCTTCTTTACATACTCAATCATTTCTATATAAGAGTACCCCCATGCTAAATGACACCAATATATAAGAGCCTTGTTTACTTTTATAGGCAGTAGATCGTAATCTTTATACCATAAACAACTTATTAAAATATCATATTCTTTATCAGGATCTCCTGTAAAAGTAAAATCTGTATATAAAACTCCATTAGAGTTTACCGGCTCTTCACATCTTTCTAGGGCTATTGTAGTTTTATATCCTAAGCTACTTAAGTATTCTGCTAAGTATATAACACTGCTTTCCGTTCCGGAAGAGCTGGCACCTCCATATCTTATATTATACCCGTTTATAGTGCCTTTTCTACTTTCATTTCCTATTAATAAAAAAGCTATTCTCATATGTTAATATCTTTTTCATACCTATCACTCCATTGTCTGTTTTCATCAAATAAGTACATTACTATTTTACTAGGCTTATCTTGAGAATTTATTGTGGTTGTATAGGTATTATTTAATAAGTTAACATAATCAGGTTCTTCCTCGATCTTAAAATCCTTTCTATGTAATTCCAATCCAGATTTTGTTTGTATACCTAATGTTAAAAATTTAGGATTGCTGAATTCAAAACTCTTAAAAAACTCTACGTCCCAGTCAACGGTTACATCGTATTTATTAGTTTTAAACTGCTCTTCCCAATCTATTGGATTTGGCGGTTCTTTTACCTTTAGAGTATAATCTTGTATTCTACAATTTTTAAAATCAAACCCACCATATACTTCATAATCATGTAAAGTTCTTACATCTCCTAGTCCGTATACCCCCATTTCAATCCCGTTATCTTCTTGTCCAAAAAGCTGTCTAGTTTTTTTCCTAGCATACACATCTCTTTCACCAGAAGTCTTTTTTGTAGCGCTCTCTAATCCATGATCTTCCCAGTGTTTTACCCTATAATTTCTTGTGTATTCATGCCACATTACCATCCTATAAGGACTATAGAAATCATATCCTTTTGTAAAAGCCCTTACACTAAGAGTTGTCTCTTCTGTGTATCCTCCAAAATAAATGTCAGGGTCGTAAGGTACATCTTGTATAAATTCTCCACTAGTAAAATAGAAGTGTCCACTTATAGTCCTGGCTTTAATTATTTTAGTTCTTTCCCTATAATCCTGTATGTACCAAGGCATACTCATTAGTAATCTATCAGCAGAAAACTCATACTGTGACATTAAACAGGGAGTTTTATCATACTTACATGAACAATCTTCCGGATTAAAAGGAGTACAATATGTAGTAATAATCGGTTTTTCCGATATTTCTAAAGCCTGATTATAATCTTCCAAAACAATTTCATCCCAATTCTCTACAAACCTATGATGGCTGTCTATTTGAAGAGTGTATTTCTCTCCTTCGTATAAGCTGTTGGTAATATTTCTAGCCCAACCTAGTCCTTCACTTTGTGAATAATGGTAGTGTTTTATCCTAATATTTGGAAGATGATTAAAAACTTCTATATCCTCCTCTTCATCATATTGCCAGCATATCCCGAAAGTCAACCTTTCTGGGTACTTTGCTTTATTAATCATATCGTCTATCGTAAGAACTAATTGAGGGTCTCTGTAACTAGCTATTTGAACAAATATCTTATCCATAACAAAAAGTTTAATAACTATTGCAAATATAGCACTTTTTAATTATTTTACTTTTTATTTATTAAATAGGACACACTACTGGTGTATTACTGTTACCGTAGGTAGCATATACTGCAGACCACATTGGTGTGTATGTAAGCGTATAGTCAGTAGTGCTTGTTACATTAGTGTCTAGAGTAATCTCTGAGGTGCTACTTACATTACATATTCTAAACTGAGCCACTTCTGCGCCAGTACGAGTAACTGATACTGTGTAAGGAGTTTTATTTTGTTTTAAGTATATTGTTCCGTTAATTGGACCTGCTCCTGAGGAATCCTGATTAAGAACTTGCAAACCATCGCTGTTTTTAATTACTAAGTTTACAACTCCACTTCCAACTTCTCTAACATCCCAATCTATCCTAGCTGAAGTTCTACAGTTTATGTCTACTGCTGAGCTACATGCTCCTCCTGATACCCACGCATATGGGCTACATATTACCTCAACCCCACCTTGTACGCAGACTGGTGTTGCATAGCTTCCGCCTTGTTTTACGCACATGTATGCAGTAGTTGTGCCGTCGCTATTATCAGTAGATAGTAATGAAGTGATTAACTGAGTAACTACAGTATCGGTAAGGTCTCTATATCTTACATATAGATCACTAGGGAACCCAGAAGTTGTGTACTCCATAGAATAGCAAAGAGAGGCTACTTCAGTGGGTGTTGGTGTAGGAGTAGGCGGTACAGTAGTAGGAGTAGGCGTTGGTGGTACAGTAGTAGGTGTCGGAGTTGGCGGTATAGCTGTTGGTGTTGGTGTAACTGTTGGTGTTGGTGTAACTGTTGGTGTTACACTTGGGTCTAGGGTTGGTGTTGGTGTCGGAGTAACTGTTGGTGTTGGCGTAGCTGTTGGATCTATACTAACTTTAACAGCACTTACAACAAAATCACAAAGTGCTTTTGCTACATTTACTTTTATATTTGCATTATTAGATCTTAATACACAACTACTTCCTGGGGCATAGGTAGTATAGCTATAATTCGTATTGTACTCTCCAGGAACTGTTCCAGTAAAGGATATTGTACCGTTTCCTACTACACTAAACATGGAAGAGTCTCCACCGCTAACAACTATAGACCCAGTCATTGCTGTCCATCCTCTTGAGTCATCATTACTCAAGACACTCATGTTATACGGGGACTGGGACGGCCTTATTGTGTAACTATCATCTTTTGCATATGGAGGTAAAGGAAATATATCCTGATAGTCTGGGTGTGTTAATATTGCCAAACCATGTTCATAGAATATATTACCTATTACATCAGAAGTTGTATTACTAAAAGATCCTTCTGTTAAATGGTCTTTTGATGAGTATACTATATCTAATCCAGAAGGTATTGATTCTCCATTAGGAGATGCCTCAATACTGGCCGATATTTGAGTTTCGGTATTATTGTATATTTCTATACCCATTGATGCTGGATTTCCTGGGGAAGGTACTCCTACATTTTCTCCTAACAGTTTTACAGTATGGGTGCCTGCAGTAACATTAACAGGGTATATATGCCAATATTTATAATTAATTCCGTTATTATCTAGAGATGTTTGAGTTATTATTAAACTATCGTCTAAATACACGGAAGCTATATTATCACATCCTATACCGAAATAGTATGTAGTGTCTGAGGCTACGGTTATATTAAAGGTTAAAGTACCAGTTCCTAAATAAGTCAGTGATTTAGCGGACCATAATCCACAATAATTAAGTCTACCTGTATCAGCAGGAGGGTCTAATTCTCCCGGAAGCGGATTTGCCCAGAAAGTTCCGGTATAGGTACCCCCTCCAGTACTAGTATTCCAAGAAGTGTATGTAGTATAATCACTAGAGTACAACCTTACTCCATCTGTAGCATACGCTTCATTAACAGACTGTTGTGATCCTGTTGCGAGTGTATCGTAGATATTACCCTTTCCATCATCCTGTAAATTCATAAATGATGTGGATATGTTGAAAGACATCTTCTTTAAAGATGTGCCATATACGTCTTTAGATATTGACAACACTTTAATTTCAGCATTAGATCCTGTAGGAAAGGATTTTAGCATGTATCCTACAGGTGTATAGTCAAAATAAGATCCTGATGGTCTATATATAGAGGCGCTAAAATAATTTAGGGATTCTAAATTAGAACTATTATCTAAGTAAGATCCGGAAAATTCTTGATAGTATAGATGGTTTATAGAATCGAATACAAACCTATCATATTCATTGTTTGTTTTAACATCATTATTAAAATCAAACCTGCTGGAGGTTCTTACACCATTATATACTTTTATTCCATAATCACTTAAATCGCAAACACTTATACTCCACTCTTTATTTGCGACATAAGGAATGCTAACTACATCTGACTTATATAAACGTTTGTATGCTGACATATGTGGTCATCTCGAATTTAAAATTCTAATTTGACTCTACATGTTATCTGCTTAGTGAAGTCTTTTGGTAACGGTTTACTCAATTTAGCAACCGCTAAAAGTTCGTTAGCGTCATTATACAATCCTATAGTAGTTGGAAATACTTGAGGGCTGTCTATAAGTGTGGAGAATAGTATATTTCCGTTGTTATCTATGATAGATGGGTTTGTGGTATAGTTTAATTGAGAGCTCTTTGCATTTACAAAGAAATATCTGGCTGACAAGGTTTCTTGACTGTTTCCTTTAAATGATGCCCCAGCGTTTATTAACCTAAACAACCTATCAGTATTAATGTTATACGTGCTAGAATAAGTGGTAGCCGCTGTCTCATCTACTGTCATTCCTATGCCACCATTAGCATAAGTTAATGATAAAGCTCTTGGATTTAATACATATATACCCATATCTGGGAAGAACATCCCGTAACTGCCGCTATTTGTCTGTACGGAAGATGTATTGTAGCTGTTACCGTTAGATCCGCTTACAATATAATAAAATCTGTTTCCTCCCAAAAAGCTTGTTGTTGAGGAATCTTTACTATTATCAGTTAAATATAAATAATCAGAACCGTTTTTAAGGGTTAAGTTCCAAGTACCAACATTTAATTTTTCTTTGTATCTAGACCTATTTACATTTACAACTATTATATCTCTTGACACTCCGCCACTACCTCCAAAATTAAACACAGACCCCTCATCGCCGTATACTAAATTTCTATACTGACCGTATATATCCCTAGTAGGAGATTTTTCATTAACTAGAGAATTGAATACTGCAGATCCACTTCCAGATACATGACCATAGGCTATAGAGTATTGTACCTCTGATCCACTAGTTCCTACTGATAAATTGTATACATTTAAATAGTATTTACCGCTAGTATTATTCTGCTGAATGCTAGAAGTGAATGATGCCGTTAGGTTGTATACATTAGAACTCCACAAAGGAGCTGTTATTATATCCGAACTTAGTACGCTGTCATCTTCCTGAAATTGTATATATGACATCTTTTAATTATTTGTTTTTAGTCACAGTTAATGGGATAGTAATTCTAGCCCCAGAATCTCTTCCTGTAGCAGTTACTGTAGTGCTTATGCTAGTTGATGTGCTTCCGAATAAGGTGTCTATGGTAGTTCCTACTAGCGTAAAAGAAGTTCCAATGGCTGTCTTACTTATTTGAGTACCTGTTGTAGTATTTAAGTCTGATATACCTAAATTGGTTACATCTATACCTATTCCTGTAAAAGTAGATAAGAGTCTTGAATCTCCTATAGTTACTACATATCCACTAGGTTCAAAAGTAGATACAGCCCCAAGATAATTTAATGTTTGAGGAGTTATAACTAAGGAAGCTCCTTGTTTTAAAAGGATGCTGTTATACCCAACATTTATAACTGGCAATTTGCTAGTTCCTCTAGGTAGGGTAACCAGCTTATATTTCATTATTTGTGTTTCATCTGGAAATGCTTCCAAAAGAGGCATATTTTCTATTGCTTCCCCATAAAATGCAGATCCTGAAGGATGGTTTGGATTATACAAGGTATAATCTACTTCGTCATCAGCCAATCCAAATTGCGTAATTCTAAAAGATCCATCGTTTCTAGCTAGCAATTCACGTCCTTTTTTTGTAAGGATTGCATCTACTGTTACTACGACATTGTTTAAATATCCCATTTTCCTAATTTGTATATATAAATATGGTACTTTATAATTTTATTTTAGCCTACTACCAGTACTTTAGATAGTACAGTATCTTTAAGAGGAGCTATTATGTTTCCTACGTTTTTACGTATACCATCCTCTAAATTGAATGGCAAAAGTAATGCATTTGAAGTTAACCCTTCTCTTTTTTTAAAATTTATCATGACACAGGTCTCATCTGGGCTTTTTCTAAAAAAAGCAAAGCTTCCTGTAGACACAGTGTTTGGATCATACTCCTCACTAAATACTAACTGTAAAGGCTTCTGTACAGTGTCTGTATTTCCTACTTGTATTATTATAGGATCTATTACCTCTACTACATAGTAGTATTTAGAGTTTATAGTAAAAAACTTACTAAATCTTACTATATCGTATTTTTTAAACTCAAAAGGAAAATCTACTGCACTGTACAGATTAGCTAAAGATTTTGGATTTGACACATCTTGAGGTTCAAATACTACTTTCTTATATAGCAAAGACGCAGAGTCGCTGAAGGTTATTGTTTTATTATCTGGTTCCGTGTTAAATATTGATGGAGACTCTCCTATTGTTGTTGTGGTCAATAGTACAGTATCAGAATTGTTTTTGTCAAAAACCTCAAAATAACTTTTAGAATTATCTCCAGAAGGTATTTCAAAATATATATTATCACTCCTCCTAAAGAAAGTAGTAACCTCTGCAAAATAAAACTTTAGCCTTATTTTATCATTAGATTTTAATTGTATGTCTTTTTTTACAATTTGACACCTACCTTCAAAAAACGGACTAACATATCTTCCATTAACTGATCCTCCTACTGTATCTGCTGAGAAGTATATAAAACTGTTAGCTTCGTCTACCAAAGCTCTTGTTGTGCCTGTGGCGTCTCTACCTCCATTAGCTATTGGTATATTTGTAGCTACGAATGTTGTATATCCGTATGGGGTTGGACTAGATGGATTTGTGTAGTCTAAATAATCCCAAGTATTTGATCCATCCTTTTTAACCTCTAATATTCCTATTATTTTTACTATTGAAGGTCCTTTTTCTTCTCCCCTTTCTCCTGGGGTTTCTGCGTTTCTACCCTTGATTTTTACAGGAATATCTACATTTACAGTATAGGTTGAAGTTCTAGGAGCTGCTACGTATGTATAATACTCTGAACTATTATTTACTACTTCAAATTTACCTACCATGTCATTAGTGCCATACCCTCCATTTGCTGACGCAGTGTTAGCAGGCAAAAAATAATCTAGTGTATAATAACCTGGGTTATCTGCGGAGGTATCCTGCCTTCCTATTTTTCTATATTGTCCTAAATAGTCCTTATAATCACCTACTAAATAATCAGATAAAGCTATTCTTGAGTATGGCCAATTATTACTTTGTACCTTACTTAGAGATAGTGGTGTTGTTTTATTAGTTCCGTTTACAGTAAAAATATTATTAGCACTTGGTATAGTTGTAAATTCTCCGTTTGTATCCCCTATAGTTTTCCACACTATAGAGCTAGTGTTTACAGCTCTTATTCCCAATCTATTATCTGTTGTTGTTACAGGCTCTATATATGTAAAATTCATAGGTTCACCTATCTCTCTATACATCAAAGGTGAGTAGCTAAACCCTCCCTCAAAAATAGTCTTATCTCCATCTAAAGTAGATTGGTTGGTTGGATTGTATTTATCCATTAGAGACAGAGTCACACTGTCTCCTTTTTTGTACATATTCTGTACCTCAAATAAATTAGTATTTGCAGTAGACAACTCTGTTATAGATCCTGACTCATTTATAAGATACTTTATATTAACAACTGCCTTATCGTAGAAATTTAAATTTTTCTTGTTTATGTTATTAGAAAAAGCAAACTTTAATACGTTGTAATCTACGGCGGCTGTCTTACCATAAGAAGTGTCTCCTTCCCAATATACGGATTGATTTTCTGTTGGGAATTTATACTGTGAAGCACTTGTGTAAAAATTATATCTTGCACTAGTTACTTTACTTCCATCATACCTTGATAATGTATATCTTGGATCAGTATAGTTTTCGTCCAGCATTTGAATAGGTTCTAATACACCATCCTGATAAGGGTTTATCCTCTTGTATATATTTGACACGGCCCCTCCAGACACATTATTTATTAGTGTGTTATATTCGCTGTGTTCAAATAAATTAATGTTTATATCACTCATAAATAAGGATTCCTATTTTTTATTTCAAATTGTCTATTGATATATATCTCAGAGCCTGACAAATGTCCTTGATAAAAATCGCTTCCGTCACTATATCCGCTTGTATAGATACTATTGGCTATTATTTCACCAGATTTAATATCACCGTCTACACTAAGATATTTCTCATCTATTCCTGCTTTAGTTCTTTTAGCTTTTGGCCTTTCTAACATTGGAGACTTTATGGTAAGTCCTGTATGTAAACTACTTCTTGCAGGCACATAATCCTTTATCATCTTAAATAAAGAATTATCAAAAAACTTTATCAATCTTACAAAATCTGCAAGATTATATTTACTCAAATACTTTTCGTAATACTCCTGATTAATGTTTAATAATTCAGGGTAGTCTTCTTTATAATCATCTCTTGGGTCTCCAATATATGTGTCTATATCTATTGAATTACCGTATTCTGCTATTATATCTTTATTTATTTCATTAGCAGGAGAAAAAGATGCATCTATGTAGTGAACATCTTTAGTAACATATATTTGTGTCTCGTCTTCCAATCTTAAAAAAGGAGACAGTACACTACCGGTAACTACATTATCTATTATCCTAATTTTTTGGTTTACCGGTATTGAATAAGCCATATTAGGAGAATCTGTAACATATTCTTCATCGTTTGTAGAATAGTTCACTTCATTAGGGAACCCTACAAAACTAGCTGATTTAAAGGTGGCTCCAGATATTTTAGACCTTTCTTTATAGTTAGGCTGTACAGAATACACTGATCCTGATACGCTGTGGTTATAGGTGTATAGGTTATTTCCAAATGGGAATCTAGCAGAAAGTTCATAGTATGAAGATCCACTATAATTACCCCTTATTGATTCCGGATTTAAAGTATGATAATCAAAAATAGACTCAGATAAAGGAGTTGTCCAGTATCTAAGCTCTTGAAGACTTCCTACAAATTTAGAACCAGTTCCACCTAAATACAGAGATTGTGAGACTCTGTTCCAGCTGTAATTGTAAGAAGAGGAGGCTGCTCCTGTTGCAAATATGCTGGCAGATGCCTCGTGTCCTATTCTTAGACCTATTTTATTCTTTACATATAGATCGTAGTATTGATTTTGGTTATTTGTGTTTATATCATACACATTTCTTCTCTTAACCATCAAATTCCACCACAACGATTCTCCAGATGAAGCGGTCATGAATATAGGAAGAGACACAGATGCTTTTGACATACCTGAGCTGCCGCTAAGGTAAAAACTTACCATGCTGTAGGGGTATCCACTAGAAGAGTCTGGATACATGTCTGCATACATAGTCCTTCTTCCGTTACTGTCCAAGGTAACATCAAATAGGGAAGAGGTGTAGTAATAAAAATCCTTATCTGGGTTAAATCTAAATTCTACCGAATTTGGTACATACTCGGTAACTGATCCTGTAGGATAGTCATATTTAGCTCCCCAATAAGACTTCACATAAGACCCAGACATGTTTAAGGCATATGAAAACCTATCGTATGTGTATTCTACGCTATTATTAAGCTTATCTGAGCCTCCAAACTCATTAACTGACAATATAGTATCTGGGATACCAAAAGATGTTATAAGGGCCTTTACGCCCCTTGCAGTGCCTTTAGATTTTAATAAAAGAGGTAAATTGTGGTATATTCTTTTTAAAGTCTCCTTTTGTATATCCTGTCCTGGAACACTGTAATCTGAAGCTGTTACTACTGTATCAAAAGAAGATCCTGTAGGTGAATAGCTTCCGGAGACAGAACTGCCTATAAGATATTCAAATATATTATCATTACTCTTTGAATTATATAGTTTTATACCTAGAGATCTTAGAGCATAATAAACAACGTCTTTTGAAATGCCTTTATTAAGGTTATTATTGTTTTTATAAAGATCTGTAATGCTTTTCATATAGATCCAGACATTATCAAAATGCTGTCCTACCATGTTTAGGAAAAGGGTATAACCATCATTTACAGGATCCACAGATATATACTCTGGGACCATATATGATAAATTGTCTTGATTCTCTAGATCATATATAGATGCTGAGTAGAGCTGGCCTCCATATAATGATGAGTCGTAATCATCGCTTCCTATCCAAACCGTTACTTCATTAGATGTGGAGGAGTAGAGAGTATATGGTTTATTTGAATTAGATTTAGGCCAAGATGAGGACTCAGAGGTATAGTATAGATAGGTTTCATAACCATCAAAATTAGTTACAATATTATCTATTTTTCCTTGTAAAGATATTATGCTTGCACTAGAATTGAAAGAAGTTTCATAATTAGTAGTAGTTTTAATAGCGTCTATATCTGCTTGATATGTTTCTACTAATTCTACTTTATACCTAAAATTTAATAATCTCTCTTTTGCAGAAGAAAAGTGTACAAAATTGCTGTAGTCTGAATAGTCTACATTTATTTGGATGCCTTTTTTATTTACCTCATTAAGCAGCTCTTGGTATGCACCAAGCGATTGGTTAGATAAGAGTTCGTTTATGTTTAAGTAGTCTGACGGCTTTATAGAATTTTCATCAACTTCTATATCAAAATTAGCAGATCTTAAAAAAGGGGTTGATACTTGTACAGGTTGTGGAGCCAAGTTAACTTCAAAAACAGAAGCCTCTGACAGCTCTTCAACAAACCAAAAAGAAGATTTTAAATCAAACTCATTTGGTAAAGGTTGGTATAATTTTATTAAAATGCTGTAAGGATCTGTATTCTTATCTAATGCTATATTTACAGCATTTATTATTTTATTGTCTCCGAAATTTAAAAGAAAGTCTTTAAAATAAGAAGAAGATTGGATCTCGTATAGAAAGTTAATAACCCCTTCTTCTAAGGTTAAATTAGATAGATCATTAGAAGATATTCTAAGTTCTTTTCTATCATTAGATATTTCTTTTATAAAGAATACCTTTTGATTAATATCTACAACCTTCTTCCTGTATACATTAAATTGAACATTATATGTTCCGTATGTAAACCCTAGGCTCTCTACAACATCCCCAGGAAAAAACTCTAACTCTTCTGTGTAAGTATTTGCAGCTCCCTGTAAGGTTCCCGGTATTTTATAATCTGTGTAGTTGTAGTTTGAGTATAGTAAGTTGCCATTCTTAGTATACACATGATATTCTACATAGTCTTCCTTTAATCCAAACTGCCTAATATAATCTCTAGATGCTATGAGAGATGAGTCTATAGTATCGTACTTATCAAAATTAACATTTATCTTATTTACCGACGTTACCATTATTTAGTTGGATTTGTAAGTGATACTATCTGTGTTTTTAATGACACGTTTTCATCTCTTAAATTTGCAATCTCTTCTCTTAGATCATCTATACTTAAACCTATATACTCTGCACTTCTTTTTACCAATTCGGTATGAGAGTTCTCAGATCCGCTAGGAGGGATATCATAAAACAAAGTATCGTAATCACTAAAGAAGCTGTCTACAGACGCAGGAGTTTGAGTTATATCAGTAGGTTCTTTTGGAACTAACTGATTAAACTGTACATCTACAACATTTGTAAATGTGTTTTTACCATATATCTTTCTGACTATATTTACTTGCTCCCCCATTACTCTGTTACTTTAAAGAAATATTGATCGTCATATATTAAAGTAGATCCGCTAATCACTGTCTTTATAAGTATCTTATAATATCTTTCTGGCTCTAATCCATACATATAAACATCAAAATAGTTACCTTGTAGATCTGCGCTTACTTTTGTAAAGTTAGCATCAAAATCTATTATTGTAATATCTGATTTTACATCTTTTACAGAGTAGTATGTTGTGGCTGGTAGATATTTTTGAGTTGTGTATATAGACGATGTCGCATATGTTCTAGTAGGAATTAAATCCCTAACGTTAAGTCTGAACCTATGTATCTCATCTTGGTTGAACTCTCCTTTATTATTAGCCAAAGATATTCTAATGTCTTGGGATGCAACTCCAGATATTGAAGATCCTGATATTGAGTACCTAGAATCATCCCATTTGAACTCCAATACTGGTGGGTATACCGTATTGGTATCTCTTCCGAAGTAGTTAAGGGTGAAATTATAGGCTTGATTAAATTCTAATGAGCCTGATAATTTAATTATAAACCCTTCATTTGGTATTGAACTAGATACAAAAGATCTAACAGCAGATGATACATCTATGTTTACATCTTTATTTGTATACACTCCAAAACTTTGTTCTCCCTTAGATCCAGTATACCAAGTACCACCGCCATAGTTAGTGCTGGTGTAAGAGGCGGTAACTCCGGTAGTAAAGTTTGCAAGTTTCCAAGCATATGTGCCTCCAGATTTCATATACAGCCAAGAAGCACCATCGGTAGGTATAGGGCTATCACCAAATCTACCAGTTCCCATATCCCAAGCACCTGATACAGGGTATGCTTCTATGCTATAGTCTGTAGGCAATCCTGTTGAATTTGCTAAATATAGCTTTAAACTGCTACTAAAAGATGCCGTACCAATATAGTTAGATACTACATCTGATATGTCTCCATCCGCAAACTTTATCAAAAACCTAGCTGCAGATGATTGAGATGGGTACAATAGGCTTGTATTCTTGGTCAGTTCCAAAATAGGATCCATTCCAGAATTTAATGTACCGTAGTCAGAGTACAGAGTAGTGTCTTTTTCAGCAAATATTTTATATACGGCCATGTTTTATTATTGTAGTAAACTGTAATATTCTTTAAAATGCTTAAGACGATCAGCCAATCCTATAGTTCCACCGTTGACTCTCTTTGTAACTTCTGTTACAACTGCATCTGTTGCTCCTTTGTCAGCAATCTTATGCAGTCCATTTTTATGAAAAAACCAAGCTGCAGAAGCTAATGGATATTTAGTTGCTACAAGATCAGGATTTGCTACTACGTCCTCATTTATAGATTTTGCAAACTCAGTATAGTTGGACTTTCCGGTAAGCTGAATATAGCCTCTTCCCTTAAATTTGAACCCTTCTCCACTTGCTTCTGGACCATTTCCCATTCTACCGCCATATACTAAATTGGCTATCTTTTCAGGCTTTCTTTCATACAAAGCAGCTTTTTCTGGAGTTGGAAAATACTTTTTAAATATTCCCAATAAACCTTTGGCTCCATAATTCAGGTTTTCATTAACTAACTTAAACCCGCCAGACTCATGTCCTGCTTGAGCAAGAAAATGAGCTAACCTCAATGGTGTATTTAATTCAAACTTAGTGATAGTGTCTGGTAGTTGGGTTATTACCACCTCTGGTATATGACCCTTTAATTTTTCTAAATTCATATATGATTATTAATAGGTTACAACTCTTCCGTAAATATCAGTATTAGGGTATCTAACTTCAAAAATAGATGGATCTAAACTTGGATAGATTATATTACTTTTGGTAGCACCCTTGATATCGTAACCATATTTTGAATAACCATTTGCTTCTCCGTATTTATTTACTATTTCAACTTTTGTTACGCTTTGTACTCCTCTTATGTTTCCGCAGCTTATAACATTGGTTAACTCCGATAATAGAATTGGCTGATTGATCTGCCACTTATCTATATTGAAATAATCTCTTACTGCATTAAGACATTGATTAAGAACTTCCCTACTGTTGTAAGAAGGCAATACCACAACATCAAAGTTTACACCTATGTTTATATAATAAGCATTCTTTATAGTAATTGCATCTGTCATTATCTTATACTGAGAGATGTAATTCTTCAAGTTTTCTTTTACTGCTAAAGACGCTTCTGTAAGCCTTTTATTTGCGTCATAAGACAAGACGTATAAGCTTAGTGCTAGAGGATTATTATCAATATAATCAGGCATGCTATCAACCTCAGACAATGCTAAGTCTTGTGTAATATATGCCTTAGCTACTGTACCAAACTTAGGAGGCATACTAAGCGCCCTTATAATATGATCTTCTTTAGTAACATTTCTAAGCTGGGTTGGGAAGCTTGCTATTGTTTTTAAACGTATGTCTTCAACAGTATCTCCATCACCCCCACCTGAAGACGGAGCTTCATTATTGAAGGTTACTGATCTCTGTATATATCCTAATAGTCCTTGATTTAAGTTAGTAGGATTCAAAGATACAGTTGCTGTATTTAATTCATATATTTGAGATATATCGTTAGATGGTACGTTTGTCTGCGCTCCCCCACCTGCAATATACCTTACGGTAAGGGTTGTGTTACTAGGAGCCAGTCCGTAATCTTTAGTGTATATAAAGTTAGACGGATCATAAGCTGCATATATCTTAGATATAGAATCTATAAGACCCATACCTACGTTATCCGGATTTGGTATGATCTCTTCATCAGGATTTCCTGTTATGCCTGATCCAAACTCTATTGTCATCTGGTTGTTCTCAGTGTATCTAGTTACAAACCTTCTGCTAACTTTTTTTAATCTAAGTAGATATGGAGTAGTATTACTATATTGGGATAAGAACGGATCGTTTAATTCATTGTTCTTTACTTCTTGGAATACAGTATTCTGTGCCAGATATGGTACTTCATACCATTTGTTCCCATCACTGTCTATAATGTCCAGTATCTGGATTACATTATTATCTTGGAGTGTTACACTGTCAAACTTAATAGCTGATCCAAAAGTAAAGTCTTGAGATTTTATTGTACCAGCAATGGCCTTAACTTTCTTCTTAAGGAGATAGTATTCAGGTTGATTAGTGCTATTATTAATTTGATATACACTTACCTCTGTGGTATCAAAAGAAGAGGAAAAGCTAAAGTCTACTGAATCTTGTGTAACAAACACTACGTCGCTGTTAGTAAAAGATTTTACCTTTGCTTCCTTATCTACTATAAGAGAATAAGAATAATCTGGAGATGCTACACTTCCGTTTATAACTGCTGGTATCTGTTGATATATGCTAAGGTCTACAGTTGCTGTACTAACTACTTTAGGCCTATATCCTAAGGCATATGCCATGGACATAAGATTTTGCTTATCCTGTGCAAAAAGAAGGAAGTTCTCCTGAGTCTGCTTATCTACATAAAAGGACAATACGTCTCCTACATAGGAAGCCATCTCAATAAACATGTTTCCAGGAGTTGCTTCACTGAAATCATTGTATACTGTAGGGAAGTAACTTTTGGCATACTCTACTAACGCCTCTTTAAAGCTAGTAAAGTCTTTATTTATATATTTTATATCCTTCTGTGTCATTAGGTTATTTGTATTAATATTGTGTCAGCGTCTTTTTTTATAGAGTAGTCTAACTTTATATTAAGCAGACTCCTCTGTAGATCAGCTGTGAAATCTAAATTATTCACAGTTATCATTGGAAAATATAAACCTAAGTTATCTAGAAGAACTTCTTTTGCTATAGTAAAATCAGTGTTTTGATCAAACAGTAACCTTCTTAAATCAGCACCAAACTCTGGATTGAATGGTCTCTCTCCTTTATTTGTTAGCATGTAGTTAGTAAGATTGCTCTTTACTTGATCTTTGGTTGTATAGTTTATAGTGAATACGTTATGAGTATTAAATGGCAGTTTTATCCCAAGACCCCTATTTGGGTTCCGAGTACTGCTGTCTACTGTATACTCAATACGGTTTCTCATACTATCCTACTTTTTCTTTCATTTCTTTCCACACAACAGATGCTTTGTTTATGAAAGGAATTGGCGCATCTATGTCAGGAAGAGATCCGTTCATAGACATATTCATACCCTTTTCCTCACTAATTTGAGGCATCATAGGCTGTTGTACTTGGCTTGTGTAAGGACTTGATTGCCTCCTAGAAAAATCAGATCCTACTGCTTCCCTTAGCTTTGTTTTAAAGTCTTCAGGATTTTGGTAAGATTGCTGAGATCTTGGTTGTAAGTTTGCCTCTCTAGCTTCTTTTATAGATTTGGCCAGTAATTGCTTTACTTCTTTCAAATCTTTTTTAAAGGAGGTCTCTAATTCCTCTTTGACAGCAGCTTTTACAGCTGTGTTTACTACTTCTTTGATCAGTTCTTTAAACAGTATCAATTGATCTTGTGTCATATTAATAAATATTTAGTTACACGTTTTATATTCCTATATTTAATATTGTCTTTAGTTCTTCCATTAATTCTTCCGGAGTTGCAAAATAACTAGGAGCCGTCTGTGCTTTTATCATCCCCGATTGTTTCTCAATAGCCCTGGCTATTAGCTGCTTACTGTCGTATTTTTCTACCTTTAATGTATATTGATTGAACTTATTATCTGTAAAGTCTTGAGAATCAGACGATATTCCGTCACCAAGCATGTCGTCAGCCAATAATTGTTCAGCTATATCGGTGCTTACATAGTTTCCTTTATCCGCTTCGTCCTGTATTTTTACAGAGACCTGGATAGATCTAAACTTTTGGATCAATCTATTTAGTACCTGCCTATTTTGTAATAACTGCCTTCCGAGTATCTTTACGTACTGATTTACTATTTCTTTTAGAAATATTAACTTAACTCCTTGCTTAACTACTTGGAATATAGGACCAGTTACTGGGTTGGCGGTCAATGTTATTTCTTGTATATCTAATAAAGATTTATATACAGTTATAGCTGTTTGTATAGCTATTAGAGAATTTACTACGGTGTTTAGAATAGTTATGGTCTTATTTATGGAAGTTATCTTATCCTGAACTCTTTTCTGCAATTCCTGCGCCTTAGCAAGATCTTCTCTCCTAATGGTTATGACAAGATTATTACCTTGTAAAGATATCCTTCCTTTACTGTCTGTTTTTTCTACAACCTCTTTTACTAGCTGATCTATTTTCTTTTCTATGTTTACAGTAAGAGAGTTTACTTTATTCAAAGTTAATTGAATAGCAGACCCAAACGGATCGCTTACTGCACCAGATATGGCATTTATAGTATTGTTAACACTATCAGGGGACGTCACATTATTTAAATCTAATGCCATTATATAGTTTTAGATACTTTTGATTTTATAGGAGAGTCTAATTTTGTATAAAATTCTCCAATTTTCTTCAAATCTAATTGTAATTTATAAGCTGCTGTTGAAATTTCAGGTAAGCTAGATACTCCAACTCCTAAAGCTTTAGCAGGTGATATAAGGTTCGAAAAGTTATTTAGCGCTGTCATTATTTCATTTAGACACTTAATAACTGAGTCGGCCTTAGCTATTGGTTCATTTATACCATTTTCAGGTAACCCAAGTTGAATAGATGGAGCATTGACAATGAATACATACTTGCTATCCTTAGTTCCTCTAGGGCCGACATCAAAGTGTACAGAATCAGCAGCTGACATTCCTACTGTCTTTTTGGACAGTATGAACACAGAATCATCCTTACTGTTCAGGATTACCCTGTCAGAATTAAGGATCACTGTATCCTTCTCATAGCTATTAAAATCTGTGAATGGCATTATGTATATGGAGTATATTGAGTTTTACCGTTTACTTTTACAGCTTTTTTTATATCCTTTCTTTGTCTACCAGAAGAACTATATGATACGTGCACCCAATCTGGTTCAGTATTTGTTCCAAATTCCCAAATTAATTGATCAAAATTTAAATTATTTTTTATGTAATTAAAAATATCGGAATTTTTAACTTTTAAGGTTTTAGAACTTCCCATATCTATATCAAGAGCTTCCCCTCTAGTATGTTGAGAATTTACACTACCTCCAACACTTACATTTTTATCAGGTGCTCTATAACCACTTGTTATTGGTATATACACTCCTTTAAAATGATTTTTAATAGGGTTATATATTTTTTCAATTAATAAATTATAATTTGATTGAGCTTTATTTTCCGATACTTTTGGTAAAGGAGTCGCTGATTCTGTAACAGGAGGCGGCTCATCACTATATTCTACTTGAACATTTATTTCTTCTAAATCCTCTCTTTCTGGTAACTCTTCCTCATCTAATTTTTTATCATTTACAACAGTAGGCGGTGATGGATTACTTACAGGTATTGACCCAGTAACAGGAACATCAGCAGGAATAGGTTTAGCATCCTGTTGAACTAATGAAGCAGTGGGTTCTGCTTGTGGCTTTTGATCTGTTACTATTACGTTCTGCTTTTCACTTATAGTAGCTATAGTATCGTATGAATCAAAGTTTGCTGATGCTGGTACAAATCCTGGGTTATGTCCAGACATCATCATCATTATTGATCCATCTTTGTTTATATCTTCGAATCTAGCTGGGCCTTCTGCCTTTACAGGATTGTTTGATATAACAAAAATAGGTTTAGAAGTTGCAGCTGTCCATGGTGTTCTAAAGCCTGGGGTGTTAGATCCAAGTCTAATGCTGCCCCCACGTCTGCCTTCTAATGTTACATCACCAGGAGCTTTTACGAGCCTTTTGGTTTCTCCTGTTTGTACAAACTTACCGGTACCTGTTTTATCATTTGGATTTAATAAAAAGTAAGACTTATCCGGTACCGCATTATGTTCTGGGGCATTCCATACGGATATGATGTCGGTATAATAAAATTCAGGCTTGTAGTTGCCTACATTATCTTGAGCCTCTTTACTTATTAGTATTTTAACTAGTACGGCCTCATTAACCAATGGGTATTGGGTATAGTTACTCCTTAAAGGTCTTGCTATTATGGGATCCGTCTTTGGATCATTGAAGTTTATAAAAGGTAAGCATTCTATAGATCCTATAGCCTTCCACCCACCTAGACGATTAAACTTTGGTAAATCACTATCGTCTAGTAAAACGAACTTAACTCTTGCTATAAAATAGCTAGTTTGCCCTGGGGCACCAGCTGCTGCTGCAGCTCCTACCATTTGGCCAAAACTATACGATATGGTATTAGGACCTGACACTAAGCTGTTGGCATATTTTGGTTTGTCAATGCTTTTTTCTCAGCAACTCCCTCTTGTGCAAGTCTTAGGAGCTCTTCCTTCTCGCTATCTGGTATCATGAAGTCTCCAGTTTCTTTACCCCTAACCATGGCTTTTTGTACGATAGCTACCATCTTTATCAGTACGTCATCGTTTTTTAGGTTTAGATCCATGTAGGAAGCTATTAGAGGCACCATCATGACTGCATCTCCGGTATTCTGTATAAGATCCCTGAGTTGTTCAATCATGTCTGTAATCTGCTTCTCTTTGGTTATAGAACGATCGTATACTTCTTTGAGTAAATCGGAGAATTTTTTCTTACCGAACACAACTTGATCAAAATCTGACATATTTATCCTTTTTAATAAATATGATTTTCATCGGTTTCTAGTTCACCTTCTAGATATAATACATTTAATTGATTCTTGTAAACCGATTTCATCACCTTTATCACCCTTGTTACGTTGGCGGTGTTCTGTCCGGTGATCTCCCGTACATACAAATAAAAGTGCTGTTTATTGAAAACTTCTAGATTTTCCCTTCTTCTGAAGATTTGAAGTATGGCGTAGGCTATGGATTTGTCTACTTCCAGAGTAAACAACTTGTCCATATTCTCATCCATATATTTTACATATGAGTCTAAGAATTGAGAAAGTTCCAGGTTGTCTCCTTCTCTGGATATGGCGGTGAATACCTTTTTGTCTTCATCTACCTCTTCCATATCTCCCCTAACCTTCATTTGCTTATAGTTGTTCTCATTGTAAACTATGAGATACCTTTTTGCAATAGTACCGAAGTAGGAGAAAGCCTTGCCTTTTTCTGGATTATAGTGGTGTAGCTTGTCTAGTAGGAATGTCACCACTTCGTGTTTAAGATCTTCTACATTGGTCATTTCTGTGTAGTAGAACTTAAAGGTATGTATTATGAACTCTGCTAGCTTATGAAAGCTATAGTCTATTTTTTCATTAAAGAGTTTATTCCTCTCTACTGGATCTTCTGATTTTAAGTACGCTACAATAGCGTCTTCAGTATCTTTAGTGAAGTATTCTCTAGATTTTTTAGGCTTTCTCTTTCTTAGTTTTCCTGATTTAGTAAATGTTTCTGGGTCTAGTTCTTTTACTTCTACTTCCTTCTTTTTCCTCGGCATTAAATTAATTTATCAATTAGTTATTTAATGTCGTAACCTTTATTTTTATTTAGTATAGTTCTGCATATATGTGTTCAGCGTCATGATTATATTCTTCAAATTAACAAAAAAATGACCAACCTCATCATCAGATTCAAAAGCTTCAAGGGTGTCCAAATCTTTTATTTTTTTGTAAGATTCTTCAACCATACTCTTTAACTTGTCCAGATACTCATCCTTTAGTAGAATATCTTCCTCATATTTTTCAACCTTATCAAGAAGGTTTTTAATAATAAGTCCACAAGCTATTACTAGTAAAGATAGTACAGATATTATAATAATCATAATTTATTTCTTTTCTTCAGATTTAGCGGCTATCATATCAGCTTGATGTAGTACATGCGGTAGGTATGTCTTCAATGCGTAATCTTCGCTGTAGGAGATCAAGTAGGCCTTGTTAGAGTCTTCGTACAGTCCATCATGTAGTTTTATAGACAGGTACTCTTTTTCTGTCATTACAATACCTCTCCTCTGAAGATTCATAATGGAGCGCTCAGCAACCTTCATATACTGAAGTCTTGGGTTCATTACATACAGCTGACCTTTCTTTAACATCCACTGCTCTTCGCAGGGCAGATAGTATTCTTCTTCTTCTGTACCCATCTTTCCTAGATCATGGCATATAGCAGAAAAATACATCTCTTCTTGAGTGAAGTCTAGATTAACTCCCATCTTTTTCCAGGAGTCTGCTACCATACCTACTGCCTTAACTACGTTAAGTACATGTAAAATATATCCACCAACGAAAGCATTGTGATAGTTAGTTTTCATGGAAGCAGGAGCAACAGCTATCCTGTCTCCCCAATCATCATGTAACTGTAATAATTTTTCTTTTCTGTCTCCTGTAATCTTGGTATCGATAACTTTTATCAATACGTTAAGATTGTCACTAAGTTCTGCAGCTGATAATTTCATAACCTTTTTTTATTTTTTATAAAGTTCCGTATGGGCGATTTAAATACTCTTCACTTTCACTGCTGATAGTGCTCTCTAGATCTTCTAGCAATTCATCCAGTGTTTCAAACTTTTCAGTTAAAGAATTCATATCTCCCCTGTAGGCAGAAGCTTGAACATTCTTCAAGTAGTTTTTTATTTGTTCAATTTTATTTAAAGCGTTAGTTTTGTTAACCATGAGTTTATTATTAATTATAAGTAAGTATATTATATATAAATATATACTATTAGTATATTATATATTTATTAGTAGCGCGGGCACCGCGACTGAGTTAGCCCCGTCAACGGGGATACTATATACAAAAGCCCTATACAAATGTAGTAGCTTTAAAAATACAAACCAAATTTTATTATAAAAATTTATCCACATGTTAATAGATTTTTCTAAATTAGAAAAAGGAGACATAAAGAAACCTACTTACAAAAAAAAGAAATCAGCTAAAAATGTAGGAGGTTTAAATAATACTAATATAACTTCTAAAGATATAGTTAAATCACTGAGACTCAGGTATATAAATCATAAATATTTAATTAATAATGCATATATTTTTGAGTGGGAAAGTGATTTCTTCTCAGTATCAGAGAGTGGTTATGTATACGAAGTCGAAATAAAAGTCACCAGGGGTGACTATAAGGACGACTTCAATAAAACTTCTAAACATTTACTTCTTTCAGAAGGTAAAGAATCTATTCAGAATATAAAAAGACCTAATAAATTTTTCTATGCTTGTCCAAAAGGGTTACTCAACACAGTTGAGATTCCAGAGTATGCAGGCCTGATAGAGATAACATCTCCGTATGAGATGGCCACAGTGGTTAAAGAGGCACCTTTTTTACATCGTGAGAACTCATTAGAGGGCCTTAGAGACGTTTTACTAGATAAATTCTACTACAGATACAGGGAACTTATTTTGGACTCAGAATAGAAGATAATTTTGCCATCCAAAAAACTTTACTACATTTGCTGTATGGAAAGGATAACGGAATTAGAAACCAAGTACTATAGAAAGTTAAACTCTGAAACAGATTTCAGGTATAACATGGATCAGGCTATAGCGTTTACGCTAACTAGGCTGGAAGATGGCTGGGATAAGGTAACTTACTACGGAGAATCGTGGATAGATCCTACAAATTCTGTCCACAAACCACATTACATATACGTTTTGGTTAATCCAAGCGTTCCAGGTATATGTAAAATAGGATATACAACAACTACCGTTTATGATAGATGTAGACAGATAAACACTGCTACAGGTGTTGTAGTGCCGTGGTATCCAGTATTTGCTTATAAATGTCCTAGTGGACCTATGCTAGAAAGAGATATTCACACTCATTTAGAAAAATTAGGGAAAAGAGTCAATTTAAAGAGGGAAGGATTCGAAATAAGCTCTATAGATGCTATAAAAATAATAGAGAATATAGGGGAATCTTACAAAAACACTAAAGAAAATGAGTGACAAATACACAGAATTGAAGGAAAATTTGAACAAAATCATAGAAGAATCGGATGATTATACACTAACTTTGTTCACTTTTGAGCTATTAGACTGCGTTTGGTGCGATATTGTGTCTGAAGATGAAGAAGAATTGTCAAAAGAACTGATAGAAGGATACGCAAATGAGGTCAGAAACTCACTAGAAATAATGAATCCTGACCTCAAAATTGATATAGAAATGCTAGAAAAGGTGTTAAAAGAGCTAGATTTTTATCTAGAAATTAACTAATTTTAGCAAGGAATTACGGCTGAAGCAGATACAGCTACTATTATAACAGGGTTATAGGTGGCTACGCTACTAGATACGTTAGTTATTTTATACGGATTGGTAATACCGCAGTAAGTATCATAGCTTTGACTAACTACAGGATATCCATTAGGATAGCTACCAAATTTGATACTGCTAGACACACTACCAGAGACGCTATAAACACCTATCCATAAGTTATCTCCTGAATTAACATACTTTTTATTAAACTGATTTGATCTTTGAAATATTGACCCAACTGGTACATATTGTAAATCAAAGTCTGTTTCAAATGTATTCCATGTAGAACCACTATCCGTGCTGTAGACAGTCTTTATAGATTGTGTTACAGAAGATTGCACTGCGACTCCTAAAATCATTATAAATTTAGAAGGAGCTACTGTAGCGGTGTTATTACCGCCAGTATCTTTAGAGGCAGGTGCTTGTAAAGCAGCTTCGGTGGTTACACCTTGAGGAGCTCCAGAAGATAGTCCGGTATTTGTTGAAAAGGTAGGTTTGTAAAAAGAAAGTTTTTGACTAAGAACTCCCCCAGTTCTAATCACAGGGGTATTAGTAGTTACTTTCGTTAAATTACTTTTTTTATCTGATAGTGCCATCTTATTTTATTTGTATATAAATATTAAAAAAACATTCAATTACCAAATATTTATAGAAAAGAATTAGTCATGGCAAAAGCAAAAGGCGGCGGAACAGCAGTAAAGATCACTTTCGGTAAGAGAAGATTAGGCGTAGCAAAAAAATCATTTAACAAACACAGCCCAAGACCAAAAGCGTATAGAGGACAAGGGCGGTAGTAAAAAACCAAACCCATGGATATAGTAGGTCTTATGATATTCGGAGGCCTCTTACTGCTTACAATAGCAGCAGGGATATCCATGTTGTATGACCACTATACAAAAAATAAAGACCTGCCAAAATGAATAGCAAGTCTTTATAATTAACTATGTTAGTAAGAGTTACTTAGGAAGTTTTATAAGTATTTTAAACCCTGGGTATCCTAAAGCTTCGTAGTAGTTACCTACTTCTTCAAATGCCTTTAGATAGTTTCCATTTCCTATATAATTTATTATCTCTTTAGATTTTTTAGGGAAATTAGAAAGCTTATAGTCTTGAGGTCTTTCTTTATATTGATTAAAATCATAATCATCCTTAACTATATACCCATCCTCAGTTTCAGATATTCTAGCATTACCTATCGTAAGGCTGAGTTTAGTATATATGCTTTTTACATTTTTTTGGTCCAATCCGAAAGTCTTTTTATCTCCAAAGTTTAGCTTATCGGTTTGCTTAGTCTCCTTGTTAAGATCATTAGCTACTTCATAGAAATTAGTTGACCCTTTGCTAGTATATTTTTTAGGGTTACTAAGAGCCTTCTCAACCATTATTTTAAGAGCGTCTTTCTCGTCTTGCTTAAGCTCATTCTGAGTGAAGTCAGCTTTTCTTAAAGTTAGGAACTCCTTAAAGGCCCTACCATGTACATTTGTTTCGGCAAATTTATTAGCTTGCATGTTTCCTGCAATACCCCCTATTAATACACCTCCTATAATCAACTTCTTAATCTTAGATCCAATACCCAGCTTAGACAGCTTTTGTTTAAACTTACTTTTCTGTTCTGTAGGTACCTTAGGATCAACAAAGAACTTAAATATCTTCTCATCGTACTTCTTAGCAGATTCCGCATCTTTTTTACCAAGAACGTTCCAGTTAACAATTTTATCCTGAATAAAATACTTCAATTCAGGCTTACCACCGTCTTTAGGAACATCATAGGCAAGAAGGAATTTATTTCCTCCCTTATCAGTAACCTTAACAGCTTCTATAGAGTACCAACCTTTTTTAGACTTAGGATCCCCCTGATAATAAATGCTTACCCTTTTTTTATCGGCAATCATCTTCTTAGCAGTGTTGTCATCCAAAGGAGCTTCCAAAAGCAAATCAAAGAAGCTAACTCTCTCCGGAGAGGAGAAAGATTCATGGATAGGCATACTCTCTATAAGGGATACAAATAGATGCTGCTTATATGATATCATTATTTCCTGTTTATACGATTGAAAGCTTCTTGTAATTTAGGAAGAACATCAGCAGCAGCTTTCTCATCGTCAGCAGTTACATCAGGCACATCATTAGAATTAGCCATATTCTTATCAGCCATATTCTTAGCCATCCTATCAATAGCACGTCTCATACCAGTGATAGCATTACCTTTAAGATTTGGCATTTTCTCAATAATGTGAACAAGTGCAAGTTCTAACTCTTGTGCATTGTTAATAGCCGAATAAAAAGACTTAAGAGCTTGATCGTAAGTATCTAGCTTAGCATTAAACTTGTCAGCATCTATAGGAGCTGATTGATTAGGGTTTTCAGCCTCTTCAACTTCTTCTTCAGGCTTTTCTTCAACCTCTTTTCCCTCGTAATTACCTTCAGCGATCATAGCAGCAAGGCTGGATATTCTTTCTTTAAACTTCTTTTCGTTTTTCATTTTTATTTTTGTTATATACTATAAATATTAGTCATTAGGGTAATCAAAGATTTCATCATGACCTGGAACAGGGAGATCTCCTTTATAGAAAACAGTCATGTTAAACCCTTGTCTTTTGAAATCATACCCTGGAGTCTTCCTAATCATAGACTGAACCATCATATCATAGATACGGTCCCTCTTAGTCATCACAGAGGCCCCTGGATCTTCCTTACCGGAAAGAATACCACTGTAGGATAAAGACTCAGGCTTAAACCTCTCTATAAAGGCAAGAATGATCTTAGCAACAGTAAACAACACAGCAGCAGCATCAAACTCATCAGTCTCCCCAACCTCCGGCTTATCAAAGGAGTAAGCCATAACATCCTCATCATCTTCTTTAGAAATAGGATCAAAAGAGATCTCTGTCTCCCATTTAAAGTCTGGGCTGTTCTTAAAATACGTAGATTCAAAAGTAACCTCGTACTCCGTACCATTTTTATTCTCAAAGGTATAAGTCACAAAGTTCTTACTAGGACCTATAACCTCTACCTCTGGCTCACTAAAGGAGTAGGTATTCTCCCCAACTTCTTTTAAGAGCCGGGTCTCTTCCTTGAGAGATTCTTTAAACAGTTTTAATAGCTTAATCATATAGATATAAATATAGCAAAACCGCCAGGTCGCGCGAACCACATACAATATATTTTATATATACAACAATAACGAACAGTAAGAAACAAGCCCCAAACAGCCCCTAAAGGAGCCGGGGAATACAAAGATTAGCCCACGGTAAGCAAAGAGCTTCAGAGGGCTGTATTCAATCCTCAGAGGCCTTTAAGGACCTGAATATTCTTAGTGATCTGCTTCATTGTCTTCTTGCCGGACTTGTGGGATTTCATCGGCTTTTTCTTGGGTGCTGCGTTTGCCATGGTTTATTATTTGTATTCTTCTGCGTCCTTCTTTAGCTTGTCTATATTGCCGTTTTTCAAATCTTTAAGTAAAAGATTAGCAGTAGCACTCATCGGCTTATAAATGTATTTAAAATTGGTCTCGCCTTCTGAAAACTCATCTGATTCTTTATCGTATATTACCGACGCTAGTTTTTTACCATCACTACTTTTAACAATAAGCATAGGAGTACTATCGCTATCGTCTATTTCAAAAGTATCTCCAATTAGGACCTTTTCCTCATTGCTAAAGTTAAGAGTCCTCTTTAATTTTATATTAAGACTGCTTGGGCCGCTACCCGGAGTATATATGTTTTCTGGTTTTTTTAGTTCATACTCTTTAAGGACCTGCTTTAGAATGGTAGTAAGCTTCATTTTTTTGGAAAATTTTAATTTTAGTATATAGATAAATATCGACAAAAACCTAATAGGG